GCTCACAAAGATGTGTTTACCATCTTACTTCAAATCTTGGATGACGGTCACGTTACAGATAGTTTAGGTAGAAAGATTAACTTCAAGAATACCTTAATCATCTTAACTTCAAACTTGGGTGTGAAGAAGTTACAAGACTTTGGTACAGGTATCGGTTTCTCAAACAGTCCTTACGCTAACGAGGAGGCCAAAAAAGAAGTGTTAATGAAAGAGATGAAGAAATTCTTCTCACCTGAATTTATCAACCGTATCGACGATACGATTGTATTCAACTCATTAACTCCTGAGGACATCAAGAAAATCACTGTGATTGAATTGGCGAAATTAGGTAAACGTCTTAAGGACATGAAGTACACTATAAACTTCGATGATACTTTAGTTGATTATTTAGCTAAAATTGGATTCGACGATATGTACGGAGCAAGACCACTTAAGAGAGCAATCCAAGACAAAGTTGAGGATTTGTTATCTGAAGAAGTTCTAACAGGTAAGATGATTGAGGGTAAAACCTACACCATCAAAGTTGAGAACGAAGAGGTTAAAGTTCAGAAAAAAGGACGATAATAAGAAGGGGGATTTATTTCCCCCTTTTTTTGTATTTATAAGTATGAAAGATTTGATTAGACAGATAGTTAGAGAGTCAGTTAAGGATGATGAGCAAATTCCTCAGTCAAATCTTGATAGACTTATGGGTCAATTTAAGTATCAATTCCCTGACAATCTACAATCTAAAGTACCTGTAATTGGTAAGTTTGTTTCTGACTACATTAAAAAAAATAATATCAAGATTAAATTCTTAAACTCTTGTTATGCTGGGTTTGCAGGTGTTAGAACTAAAGACCAAGTTATAATTTGTGCTCCATCACAAATGACAACTATCGGAGATTTCCTATATACCGTTTTTCATGAAATTAGACATGAATATCAAATTCGTGATATCAAAATGCCAAACCCATTAACCGAATTTGACTTAGAAGATTTTGAAAATCTTGCAGACCAATACTGGGAAATGGAATTAGATGCAGACCAATTTGCTAAAAATATGGTTGCCAAAATTGTAATTAAGTTGGGTATACCGATTGATGTTGCATCAAGATTATTTTCATTATCTCTCTACATTCAGAACTATCCATCTATGTCAGGAATGATTAGAGGTCATTTGGCCCAAATTATTAACGGTATTAAACAAATAAAAAAATCGGGGGCCGAATATGAAGATATTCAAGACCACCCGATGGTTAAACGTCATATCGATAAGTTAGAGGATTTTATCTAATGTATCTTTGCATTGGGTCATATTTTACAGATTCCTTGTAGTGTAACTTGTACCCTAATTCTGAAATCATTTTTCTACCCATTTCAATTCCGTTAAAAACGTCTTCAATTACAACATACTCATTTTTTGTATGATAATCGTAATATCCGATTGAGAAGTTAATACAAGAGAAATCAAATTTGTTTCTTAAAGCGTAAACATCGGTATATGGGTGAACCATGTATTGCATATCTTCATTAACCATACCTTCTGTTAATATTTTATCAATTTTTTCAAAAAATTCAGTGTTCCTATCAAATAGTACTTGCCCAAAACATTTTTCAGTAATCATCCAGTTTTCAGGTGCGTCAAATTGAATTCCATAACCTACATTCTCAAAGAATGATTCGTCCGCCTTTTTTGAACCATGACATCCTGTTTCTTCTGAAACAAAAAATGATGCTTTTAAGTACGGTAATTCTTTAAGTAATGTTAAACAGGCGAATACACCACATTTATCATCACCACCAATTCCTGTTGGCATTCCGTGTTGGTTATACGCTTTTAGTGCATCTTTAACCTGTCCTTGAGCATTAGGTAATTGTTCTTCACGAACAAGGATGGTATCCAACTCGTGTACAGTATCAGTGTGAGCTATCACACATGGAAAATGAAAATCTTCTGGTAATTCAGTTGTTTCTTGTTTCGTTGCATAAACGTTGTTATGCTCGTCTACATAGTGTTCGATATTATTCTCGGTTAACCAATTAACCAAGAATTCGACCATAAGGTCTTCTTTGTATGTTTTACTTGGAACGCTAAGTACTTCCTTTAGTAAGTCTATATTTTGTGTCATACCACAAAGGTAGTAAATTAATACATATCTTCCAACTTAAATAATGAAGGTTGGTATAAAAATTGTTTAAAATTTTCTTCATCCAACTTAATATCTTTAAGTACTTGAGTTCCTCTATCTTTAACTGTTAATATAATTGTCATATTCTCGGGTTGAAAGTCTTTAATTGAGAATATGATATCCTTGTCTTTAGGGGTTTCGTACCATGTTTTCATTTTAAATTTATTTAAAACTCGAGCTCTAAATTCAATATAATCTTTAATGGTGTATTCAGAATCACTATCCTCATCCATCTTTTCTATTATTTTTTCAAATTGATTTTCAACGGTTCTATTGAATGATTCTGTGTCAAACTTATTTTGGTCTCTATATTCGTAATTATTTTCATACCAACCACCTACATTACTACCTAATTTATTTGAAATGATTTTGGTAACCATTTCTTGGGCACTTGAATTAAATAGGTTTAATTGCAAAGCTTCTGAGAATAAATCGGCTAAAGTAATTGTGGCTTCATCCATATCATAACTAAGGTCGATACCCATCTCATCTAACTTATCGTCAAACTCTTCTTTAATAGATTCTTTAGCTACTTGATTCATCTCATTGTCTTTTTCTATTGAGTAGTCACTAATAATATAATCAATTTCTCTTGGGAAAATATCTGACATTAATCCATGTAATTTTTTTCTATATTCGTCGTCATCGAGATTAACTTCTTCATTAGGTATCAGTCTTCCCGCAATTCCTTTAAGGGTTTGGGTATTTTCTTCATTCAAGTCGTATTCAAAAATATATCCTTCATTGAAGTCCTCATTCATGGTGTAACTATCGGTAAATTCATACCCACTACCATAAGATGACATTACAACATCTCTAAACCACGCATCATCAGTACTTAAACCAATTTCTTCTAAAAAATTTTCTTTTTCACCTAATTTAATGGTAATTAATGACTGACCCAATGGATTTCTAACACGAATATCTTCAATGGTGTTATCCATCCCATATAAATCATTTGTTGTAAGTTTACCTTTTGAGAAATTTCTGAGTGCAAGTAACGTATTACCATCATTTTCGACCTCATCTGTCTGTTCCGTTAAAATGACTTTCTTCACCAAACGTATAAGGTCCGATTCCGTTAATTTTATTACCCTCATTAAAGTTTTTTTAAATAAATATCTTTTCTGTTTGGATTATACATATTTATCCTTATCTTTGTACTCACAAACAACGAGATATGTTTGTTTCTTTGAAATAATGGGGATGACACGGCAATTGATTGGTATGTAATTGCTTAGGTGGCACGTCGGAGCTGAATTAACTCCGTTATCAACTGGTTTAAAACAATTAAATGGCAATACTTTTGCTAAGCTTTCTGCTTTAGGTTTAACTAGAGAAGAAGCTGTTGTTACTATCTAAGATAGGGAACAACACTCGGGTCGGTTAGGACATACACCCAGGAACAGAAGTCCGACATACGGGTGACAGGTTAGAGCTCGTTTAAAATAACTCTAAGACCAAGTTGTTTGCAGGTAGGGTTCTCACATACATCAAACCTGATATTTTGGAACATTGAGAACCAATGTTATAATAAACGTGTAGTCACTTACGTTATTCGTAAACAAGACGAGGGTTCGAATCCCTCCATCTCCACCAAATAAGGGACCCAATTTGTGGTCCCTTTTTTTAATAGTATTTTATATGGGATTAGATTGTAATATATGTAGTAACAAGTGTTATGGAATACCAGGACACCATGGGAGTTGTTGTACGATTGAGGATAGAGATTTTATCATTGGCCCTCATAACGACACAGAACAATTTATATCAGACCTATCAAATAAATTAGGTCGAGAAATTGAGTACCGTGAGGTTTTTATTGATTACGAAGAGGGTAAGACATTATTCACAAATAAATCAACTTGGCAAAACCCTGATTCATATCCAGCATTTAGAGTTGATTTTTATAATCCAAGACTTCCATGTATTTTCTATAATACAAAGGTCAAAGCATGTTCTATGTATGACATTAGACCTAAAACGTGTCAAGAATACGAATGTGAATATCTATCAAATAACACATAATTTAAAACCCTCACTAAACGTGAGGGTTTTTTTATTATAAAAATTTACTATCATTACAGAATGAATATAACAAAATTAATAATTGCAACCCTATTAATGATATTAGGTCAGATAGGTTCTTTTTTGCAATTACAGGGAGGGATTAAGTTCGGTTGGTATGAAAAGTATTTGTGGGTTATCTTATTGTGTAGTGTACCAATAAGTTACATATACATTAGAGCGGTAAACTTATATGTTGACGCGTTTGAAGGTCAAATATGGCCGAGTAGGTTAATTGGATTTGCTCTTGGTATTATGGTCTTTACCCTACTATCAACTCTTTTATTTAAAGAAGATATAACACTTAAAACAGGTGTATGTCTTGCTTTATCGGTTTCTATTGTTGCCATTCAATTGTTTTGGAAATAATGGGTATTTATCTATATGAAATTCATAGGTATTTTATTAAAGGAAGGTCGTAAAGAAGATTTAAAGAAAAAATATTCTACAAAGTTCAATGAACAAGATTTAGAATTTATTTTGAATATTTCCGATTTAAAAGATTTCAATCACAAGTACACCGATTTTGTATTAAAAAATACAGATGGTGATGGAGAATTGGATACTGATGAATTAGAACACCTTGTAGACCTTATAAAAGATTTCGATAAGTATCAATCTCAATTTCCCAAAAAAGATATAAATCAATACGTATCACTAAACGAACTTGAAAAAGTAATTCTTTATGTTAGGGCGAAAAATCAAGAAAAGGAGTTAGAGAAACAAGCGGATAAAATTTACGAAGATGATAAATTTTTAGTAATAAAACCAAAATCTGAAGAGGCGTCTTGTAAATATGGTTCAAATACAAAGTGGTGTGTTACGTCAAAAGGTTCAGGGCATTTTGGTAGATATACTTCAGGACGACAATCATTATATTTCATAATTAACAAAGCCAAATCAACAAATGCAAACTATGCAAAAGTTGCAATTCATTTTGATGACGAAGGACATCTAAGATATTGGGATACACAAGATTCTCCAATGACTCAAAGAGAAATAGATGTTTTTGAATACGCCTTCCCTGAAATGATTGATTCAATTAAAGATGATTATAAGTTATACGCTGTTTCAATGGCGGATAGAGTTTTATCTCAAATTTTTAATTCTATCGGAGAAACTTCTGTTGGGACATCAAATTATTTAAATTCACGTAATGACTTGTCAGTATATATTAAAGGATTTGAAAATATATCTGATTTAGGATTTGGTCGTTCACAAGCTGAATTGTCAATATCATTATATTCTGTTGACGGAGGTAAGTTAATTGATAAATACGAAGTTTTTATAACATACAAATCTAAAGACAGTGATTCATTCTCCGCCAGTATAGGTTTTATGGGGAATGATGAAGTATCAGGAGATGATTTCACAGACCTTGGTCTTGAAAATTGGGGAATTGACGTAACATATAATATTGGTAGGAATCCTGCGGAAACCGCTGAAGGAATCAGAAGACACATTTGTAGTCGAGTATTAAGTCATATTCAGAATAATCCAACACTTACACAAAAAATCGCAGGAACTTCAAAAGTTTGGAGACCTGATAGAGCCAATTACGGATACACATTCAGTAAGAACAAAGGTCTTATCAAAAAATTGGTTGACTATTTGGATGAGGGTACCATTGGAACAAAATTAGATTTTTTAGAATCTATAGGAAAACTTAAATCTAAAATTGTTGACGGTAAAAAATATTATTCTAAAAATGGTAATTACCTACCATCATCTAATTGGAGAGGGTATTTCTCGTCTTTCTTTGCGTCCGCAAAAATGGCTGGAATTTTAAATTACAGAAAAATAGGTAGAGATTATTTCTTAACCAAAGGACCTAATTTTGAAGCATTCAAAGAAGGTCAACTTAAATCCCTTTAACGATTAGATAACTTTCGAAAGTAGATATATAATCCAAAGAAAACCCCCGCAATACAATACAAGACGAAGTTCGCTTTCCATAAACTTCCTGTCAGTAATATTAGGAAATACTGTACGGCATCGAATCCAAAAGGATTGAAGAATAACGCGAGCATTAAAAATACCTGCGATAGGTTGTCTTGGAGGGTCTTTCTCCACGTTTTGATTCTTTTCACCATCTTCCATATTTCGGTATTTAATTTTTATGCCCGTAGACCGTTGTTTTTCTTATAAATATCTTATCTTTGCTTTATGGGAACACCAAAAAACAAAGAGGACTTCAAAACTTGGGTTAAGTTAAATACTGAAACCAAAGAGGAGAGAGATGCCCGTATGAAAGAGTGGTGGATGACCTTAAAACCATTCAAAAATCGACACGATGTTCCAACCTTACCAAGAGTGGAAAAACAAGAATGGGAAGAATTTTACGTACCCAAATTAATTGAAGCAGGAGCAATCCCTAAGAAAGATTTGGTTGTTGGGGAGTACTACATTGGAAACCATAGATGTACAGGAATTGGGAGATGGAATGGTGAGGTTTTTGAATATTGGAAATGGGAGTTTTTTCCTATGGAAGATGAATGTAACCATTTTGAAGATGATGATGGATTTGCATTATTTGTTCCAATAGGGATTGGTACCAAAGAAGAGTTTGATAAATACAATTACGAGAACTGGAAAAAAGAAAAAAATAAAAAATGAAAGTAATATTTTTAGATAATGACGGAGTAATCTGTCTACACAATAACTGGGGTGGTAGAACAAAAAAATGGGCGAAGTATCGTTCTGAGAATCCTGAATCAAGTAAGTTAATAAGTGATGGACCTGTGAACGTAAGATTTGATGACTTTGACCAAAAAGCCATCAAGGTTTTAAATGAAATCTTGGAAGAAACAGGTGCAGAAATTGTAGTATCCTCTGATTGGAGATATCATGCGACCTTAGAAGAGTTAGGGGATTATTACCTATCTCAAGGAATCTCAAAGAAACCTATTGGTTTCACAAAAAGATTGGGTGAGTGTGACCAACCTGAAAACTTCATATGGTCTCGCCAGTGGGACTTAGAACAGTCAAGGTCCTTAGAGATACTCCAATACCTTAGAGACAATCCAGAGGTTACAGAATGGGTTGCAATTGACGATTTAAACATGGGTATTCCACAGACTCACGAGAGTTGGGGAGAGATGGAGATGGATTGGGGTTTAACCAATTTTGTCTTAACCCCAAAAAGTACTGAAGGAATCAAACAGTCGGGGATAAAAGAAAAGGTAATCAAGTATTTAATGTAATGGGACAAGTAGATATTAAAAGGTTAATAGAAGAAAGAGGACCTACAGGAAAATTAGAAGGGAACGCACCTGAAGGATTTGTTTTGGTTCATGAGGGCACATTAGAAGAATTGAAAGATTTTGAGGTTTGGAAAGAATGGAAACATAACCAAATTTCTATTAGAGAATTAAATAATAAACACTTTGTTAAAGTATAAAAATTTGTTACATTTGTAACACAGTTAAAGGCGTTAGGTGTATGTGAATTTGAATCGAGGTAGAACTCGACAAGGTAAACCATAAGACCTTAACGTATGGTGGTCAAACTATTGTAGTTGTCTGCAGCGACGAACGGAAGTGCACTCTCAGGGGATACCCCAATAGTCCCTGACCACCTTTTTTTATTTTTTAAATTATGAAAAAACAATTATTAAGAAGAAGAGAATCCAAACTTGGAGGAGTTTGTGGGGGATTAGAAGATTATTTTGGAGTTGACGAAACAATATTTCGTGTTCTTTTTTTAATTGGGATTTTTACTCCTCTACCATCAATTTTTACATATCTTTTACTTTGGGTTGTAATCCCAAAAGAACCAAAATATTAATATGAACAAAGTAATTAAAAACCCAACTTTATTTGTCGATATTGACGGTACTTTAGTTAAGTATAGGAAGTTCAGTGAACTTGCCGAGTCAACATTAATTCCAATTCAAGACGTAATTGATTACGTGAATAATCATCATGACAATGGTTCTGTTGTTGTAATTACAACTGCTCGTCCTGAGAGTTATAGACTATTTACTAAACAGGAACTTGACACCCTTGGTGTTAGATATAGCCAATTAATTATGGAGATGGGAAGAGGTACAAGGGTAATCTTAAATGATATTGACCCTGAAAATCCTGAACTACCAAGAGCGATTGGTATAAACTTAGAAAGAGATGGTGGATTGAAAGATATCACAATTCCATCTTATATTAGTCCTTATGAGTCAGATTAAAGTATCCGCTAAACGACATTTAGCAAAAACAATTAGTTATCGAATAATCAGTACCGCAGTTGGATTCTTAATTATGTGGTGGGCAACGGGAAATATAACATTTGGAGCCGCATTTGGTGTTGCCGAGTTATTATACAAACCAATCCAATATTACATTCACGAAAGAGTTTGGTATCGTTTTATTAAATTTGGATTAGTTGAGGTTAAACCGACAAAAAAACCAAAAATAGTTAAAGAAGAGGAATCAACATTATTAACAGGATTACCTGAACCAACTCAAGTTAAAATCAAAAGACTTACATATACAAAGAAGGCCAACTAATCGTTGGTCTTTTTTTGTGTAATTCAGGTATTTATTAATACATGAAAGTAAATCAAGACATATTATCGATATATGAAGAAATTCTAACTAACAATAAGAATATCTTAAGTGAATTAGAGTTGATTCAACTCAATGACACAAGTTATAGTAATCTAAAATACGATAACGACGGAACTCAATATGATTCGGTTAATAAACCTTTATTAGATGACCTTAACAGTGCATCAAAAGCTGCAGGTATTACCACCACAATTACAACCGCAAAAACAGGACATCCTGATAACACAGTTACAGGTAATAAAAGTAGACATGGTCAACAAACTGCCGTTGATATTGCAATATTAAATAATATTGGGGCGGGAGGGGCGACCAACGCAACCAATGGTAATGCAGAATTTAGGTCTCTTGGAACTAAGTTGGCTAACGCCTTGGTTTCTATGGGTTATACACTAAATACTGAGTCAGGTAATAGTAAAGCCGTCCTGTGGCAAACAAACACAGGTGGTAACCACTTCAACCATTTACACGTATCAAATAACTCAGGAGAGTCAGGAACTGCACCCACAACTGGTTCAAGTGCAAGTGAAAAAGCATACGATGCCGCCACAGGAGCCGAATCATCAAAATCAGTTTCAATATGGGATGCACCAAACGTCCCTAAAGATAATGACTTAATAAAAATTGGTACATCAATTGCTAGTAAATTTCTTAAAACAGAAAACACACAAATTAAAGAACAAAAAAGTTTTGGTAACGACATTAGTAATAGATACGGTAGAATTATAATCCCTAAAGATACTAACCCAAAAATTAAAAGCCCAATATCAGGAGTTGTTTATAATAAAAGATATTCATCATCTTGTACTAATCAAATTACAATCAAAAATGAAGATAATCGAAAATTCTACTTACAATTTTGTGGGATAAGCTCTCCTATGGTTAGAGATGGACAATCAATTTCAATTGGAGATGTTATAGGTAAAACTGATTCTGATGTTGAAGTTACAATGTTTGATAGTTCATGGAACACAATGTCAATTGGTTCAGGGGGTATTAAAACAGATTCTCCTAAAAAAGGTGATTCATCAAGTAAAGAAAAGAAGAAAACTGACACAGACAAGTATTATTCCGACCCACTACTTTTCATGGCGGCATCCTTACCAGGAAAGGCAATTGAAAAAGTATTTGGGAATAAATACGATGAGAAAACAGGAGAAATGACTCAGAAAAGATGGGGAGGAGTTGCTGACGAAAGAGAAGTCGACCCATGGATTTTAAATTTTATCAAGGACCCACTTGGAAGAAAGAAAGTTACCGAAAATGTTGAAAAAATTAAAAGATTATTAAAATAAAAAAACCCACCAATAGGTGGGTTTTGTTTTTCCAATAGAATGTAATTATTTTTTTTCTTCTACTGATGCAGGTGCTTCAGCTTTTACAGAATCTACAGCCACTGCTGCTGAATCTACTTTAACTGAATCCACAGCTACTGCAGTTGAGTCAGAGTTAACTTCAGTTGATTTTCCGTTACCACAAGAGGCTAACGCTACGATTGTAAAGATTGCTAATACTACTTTTTTCATGTTTTTTTTTCTTTGTTTTATTTATTAATAGACTATAAATATACGAAGGTTAATCGATTATGTCAACTTTTCGAACATTTTTTTCTGCGGAAAGTGAGGGGCTCGAACCCTCGCGGCTGTTACACCCTACTTGTTTAGCAAACAAGCCCCTTCACCAACTTGGGTAACTTTCCATTACTTTATAATAGTTGTAAAAGGTAATAAGATAATTTATACCCCGCAAATGCACCTAATGCTGATGGTATTGGGAAAACTATCATTCGTCCCAAATCTGTTACATATTTGGGACGGTTAACTATCTTACCCATAAAAAAGTAATATGCTAGATAACCTAATAACACCGCAAAATCCGCTCTTGTTGCTATAAACACAACAATAGTTGCACCAATAAACCCAAAAGTAAAATTATCTCTAACTCCTTCCCAAATCTCTTTATTGGTTGCTTCTTTATACTCTTTTACAATTTTCTTAAACTTGGCTCTATTGCCAGTTTTCTTTTTAATTTCATTTTCCATTGTTGGAATAGATGGACTCGAACCATCAACCTCCCGCGTATCAGGCGGACGCTCTAACCAATTGAGCTATATTCCATTATTTGTACAAAGATAATCATTTTGTGCCATAAAAAAAATTCCCCTAACTTTTAATTAGAGGAATTCAATATTAAACTTAAACAGTATATTATTTTAAGAATCTTAACTTATACACTGTGGAGAATATTAATTCCTGAACCGTATCAATTTGGTTTTGAATAAACGATTCTTTAACTCCTTTTCTAGCTTTCTCAATCATAGTATCTAATGATTTGAAATAATTAATTACTTGTTCAGAACTCTTGTAGTCCTCAGTTTTAACTGAATCATAATTTTTAATAACATCGTACTTACCTTGATAACTTTCGATAATACCGTCCACTAATGCATCAATACCTTCATAGTATCCTTGTAATGCTTTATGTTCAGAATATGACTTAGTCTGTAAATGAAAGATGTGTACCTGAGTTTGAGAATGTAATAGTGTTGACACCATATTCTTAAATCCTGAGTTACCTTTAATTTCAGTCTTATTTTCCTGCTCATTCAAATGCATTACCTTGAATAGTTGCTCTTTTGTTAATGTTACTTTTTCCATACTAATAAATAGTCAATATGGGTAAAAAATTGCGGAAGGAGTAGGATTCGAACCCACGGTACCTTGCAGTACACTTGATTTCAAGTCAAGCGCGATAGACCAACTCTGCCATCCTTCCGTAATAAGTGTTTTGGTCAACCACTCGCATCCCACCAATCTATTGTATCAAACTTTCTGTAGTCCAAACGATTAAATCTCCTACTACTCATTCTCAACTCACTTGCCTAAGCCTTGTCCGTTGTAAACACTTTGGGTAACTAACGGGAATCGAACCCGTGACAACTTGGACCACAACCAAGCGCTCTGCCAACTGAGCTATAGCCACCATATGTTGCGTGTTTGGGTTTCGAACCCAATTGACCATCCTTATGAGAGATAGTTCTTTTCCTCTAAGCCACGCAGTTTAGAGGTTCTATTAGGATTCGAACCTAAACTCCGAAATCCGTAGTTTCGTGTGCTATCCGTTACACCATAAAACCCTAATCACGGTCATTGTCCCATTTGACAATAATCATCAAAATAACCCATACTAATAAAAACCACATATTTTTTTCCATTTTATTTAGTTACCCGAGCTGGATTCGAACCAACCCTAAATGCACCAAAAACATTTGTGCTACCGCTACACCATCGGGCAATATTGTGGACCAGCCTGGGCTCGAACCAGGGACCTATTCATTATGAGTGAAGTGCTCTAACCAACTGAGCTACAAGTCCAAAATGTGGGAGTAGTAGGACTCGAACCTACGAACTCTAAAGAGGGAAGATTTACAGTCTTCTGCAATTGCCGCTATGCGATACTCCCAAGTAAGGAAAGGAGAAGATGGTTCAGTGGACATCTCCTTTTATGATTGGCATTACTATGGTAGTTTAAACTCCGACGATGTCTTATTCCAACCACTACCAGGTATTTCACATCACCATTCCCCAATCAACCTAATATTTTAAGGAAAGTAGAAGATGGGTGCGTGGACATCTACTTTTATGATTGGCATTTCTTTGACTTCATTCAGTCCCCTCGCTTACATTCCAACTCCTTAGAGAAGGTGTAAGGCTTTCCAATCAACCTTTAGCACGCATGAAAGGATTCGAACCTCTGACACATAGTTTTGGAGACTACTGCTCTACCGTCTGAGCTACACACGTATTATTTTTTTACAATTCCTGCCTTAATAAGAAACTTACGAGCAGATTTCTTATTCTTACAAGCTTTTTTTGTTGTCATTCTAATGGCTTTAACCATTTTGTTAATTTCTTTCTTTGTCATGAGGTCGGTACAGGAATCGAACCTGTGTAGATAGTTTTGCAGACTACCGCCTAAACCACTCGGCCAACCGACCCTTTGTTTTACAAATTTAACCCAAATTATTGGGATAATATAATAATGTTGGGTTCTTTTTTTGGATATCAACCTCGGGATATCTTTCTTTAAATTTTATCACATTAAAAGGTTGAGTTATGATATGGAATCCACTTCTTGTCTTAATAAAAGTCATTCCTTGGTCTTTTCCTGCCTCTTTCTGTAACTCGTTTATATATTCTCTCAACGATACTTGGTATGGGTCATGATTGAATCCATCCATTGATACGTTATCAATATCAATAATCCATCTTTTCTCCTGAGTCTTAATCTGTCCAACAACCGAATCAAATAACCCCTTTTGGTTTTGAACTCCATTCTTAATTCTCTCAGCTAAACTCGCCAACATATCCAAAGACACATCTCTGTGGTTTTGTTTCTGAACATGAATGTAAGCTCTTGCCTTGAACATCTCACATAGTTGTTTTACCTCATCATATCTCCTTTCCAAATGGTCAATTGATTCAATGCAATATGTTTTGATAGTTCTAACCGATTGGTGATTATCTCTCTCACCTTCAGGTTGGTCTTTCTTACGTTTGAAGACATACAACATATAGAAGTCTCCCTTCTCCTCGAAGTTTAATAACGGTTTTATTATGTTTATGTTATCTATCATCTTATTATTTTTTAGTGACCCCTCCGAGACTCGAACTCGGGACTCCTTCATTAAAAGTGAAGTGCTCTAGCCAACTGAGCTAAGAGGTCAAATACCCCACTTCACCAGCTTAACGGACTGGCTGCCATATGGGAGTGGGGGTTTCCCGTTAATTCGGGACTCCGTGGTAACGGTCAGAATCGAACTGACGACACCTTGCTCTTCAGGCAAGTGCTCTACCAACTGAGCTACGTCACCTAATGTAGTTCCTGTAGGATTCGAACCTACGACTACTTGCATGTAAGGCAAGGACTCTTCCACTGAGCTAAGGAACTGTAAATTATGTATCGCGTACGGGGTTCGAACCCGTAATCTTCACCGTGAAAGGGTGACGACTTAACCAATTTGTCCAACGCGACGTTTAAATCAAGTACAAAATTACAACCAATATTTCAAAGAACCTAACAATTTTAAAACAAAAAACCCCGAACCTTTTTACGAGTTCGGGGTATATAAAAAATTTGGTTTATTTTTATTTTAAAAAATTACTCAAAAATTATATCCGAACTACAATCGCGCATACGCTCATACCAACAAATCGATTTTTGCTGTGTACTAAAGACCATATGTTTTATTGTAGTTTTCATTATTTCTAATATATAGTTCAAAGATAGTAAAAATCTCTGAGTTGTCAAATTATTTTTAATAATCAATTTTATGGTCTTGAGGTAATGTCATACTTTGACCAACAATTACATCCCTAAAACCTTTAGTTACGGGTTCCACATAGTGTGGGTGAGTTAAACCTCCTGGAAACACGATAACATCCCCTTTTTCTAATCTGTAAGTAACATTCTGTCTAGGAAAAATTAGTTTACCTCCTTCATAATCATCAGTTAAACATCCAACCATACTTAACCCACTAAAATCCCAATGAATATCTTTTTCACCGTTAATTAAACTATTAGGTGTATAATGAAGTAAGAATAAATCTCTCCATTTTGTTTCAACAAATTTACTTAATTGTTTTATAGTCTCCTCACTTGAATTTAATCCTATTCCTTTTTCAACATCATACGTACTAAAATAATGTCCCAAATATTTGGATTCAATTTCAGAAAACCAAAAATTATCAAAAATATAAAATGTGTTTTTATCCTCAATATGTAAATCTAATCTTCCATCAAAACCGCTCTTATTTCTAACCGACATTAGTCTTTCAATAAGTTCATCAGTCATGATTTTTGGAAATACAAAAATATCTAAGTCAATCTGTTTCATTATTTAACTCCGTCTTGAATATTAAAATTAATCACACATCTGTGTGTCTTACCGTAGAATGGTTTAACCGAATGTACGATATCATACGGCCAAATGATTAACATACCCTTTTTAGGTCTGATAAAGTGAGACATCCCTCTAATATGGAATGTAAAAACTCCACTATAAGGATGGTCGGCAATCGGGTCACCGTCAGATAGGTAGTAACCTCCTGAGAAGTTTAACATTGTTTCCTCATTTGGTTGCCATCTACAGTGATTGTGAGCATTATGACCTCTACCTTCAGTTGGGTTATAATATTGAATCCAGCTCTCGGTAATATCAGGTTTTCTATTGTGTTGGAACCCTAACATGTCTAATAACTCCATATAACCACTCTCAACCCTTTGTCTAATCTTCTTAACGTTCTCATTGTTGATGTCAAGAAAGTCGTTAGGCGGTGTCCAAAAACGACTACCAATAGGATTATACTCTGTAGGTTCCACCCACATTTCTCTCTTATCGTAATTCACAGAATAATTTGATTGTCTGTTAATGTCGTATTGTTCAGGAAGTTCCTGACCCATTAACTTTTGTTGGGGAGTTAGATTCTCAAACCCAAACGTGTATACCTCATCATGGAATTCATCGTCACCGAAAACTTTCATGAATACGGGAATTGGAGCCAAATGAAATAAATTCGGTTGACTAGTTTTAACTAAAGGATTTTGTACGTACATAATTTACTTTCTTGTACCCCAAATCGGACTCGAACCGATACGACCGAAGTCACAAGTTCCTAAGACTTGCGCGGCTACCATTACGCCATCGGGGTAAATATCATTATCGCTTCAGCCACATCGGGAAAGGCGCCTCTCCCGCGTTGTTTAAGTGTGTATCTTGCGCCGTATCTCACTGAGCTACGATAATGATTGTGATTCGGATAGGATTCGAACCTATGACCTACGCATTAGAAGTGCGTTGCTCTATCCAGCTGAGCTACCAAACCAATTTTGTACCGAGGGAGGGACTCGAACCCTCACGGTCGTTACTGACCAAGGGATTTTAAGTCCCTCGTGGCTACCATTACACCACCTCGGCGTTATTTTACAAAGATAGTGAATATCTCTGAAAAAGTCATAAAAAAACCCCGAACTTTTTTGGTTCAGGGTTGAATATCTATAAATAGAACGGCTCTGAACAAATTACGGCATAAGTCTTCTTAATAGACCTTGTCTATCAAGTAATAACGTATGTAATAATGTTGTTCTCATGTTTTATAAATATGTCTTAATTTGCGAAGCTCTGCTCAAAGTAAGTATCACTTGCGTTTTCTTCAATGTTCTCTGTATGATTTAATTTAACTATTTTTGTGTTGAAGTCAAATATAAAGTTACCGTCGGACCCTTCATTAATTTCCCATCCTCCAAAATTTCTTGATAATTCTCCGTAACACCAGTCCTCAATTCCTGCAGGAACTTGGCTACCGTTTTCATCAAATGAGTCTTCCATATAACCCGAATCTCCTGACCCATTATAGGTTACAGTTAAAATACCATCATTAGGAATTTCGACATCGGAAAAATAAAGTTCCATCCAACTATTAAATCTTTCAATATCTTCTTCAGAATCGTATTCGATTGAACTTCCATCACCTCTATCGTAATATGACCACCAATGAGAGAAGATAATTTGTTTTGCCTTTACATCAATGTCGTACTCTAATCTCTGATAATTAATATCATCGTCATGTTCTTTAATTAACCCCTCATCATCACAATATTTCATGATTTTTTGAAGTATTGGTATTAATCCTGATGGAATATCCGCATTATAGTTATTAGCAAAATGAGACACATAATCCCAATTAATATCATCATAACTAAATGTCCATCCGTTATCTATGTCAATTTCAATATTACCATCTTGCATTCCCAATGAACCAAGGTAATTTGCAACTCTTCTTAAATATTGTTTTTCTTCTGGTGTTAAAAGTTCTTTCATAATAATAAATATCAATCAGTGAATTCTAATTTCATTGTTTTCAACATCCACTGAGGTCGTTGATTTGTTGATATGTTATTTACCCATTCTTTGGCTGACGGAATGTAGTTATTACAATCCTCTTTTATATGTTGTTCTCCGATATATCTTGTGTAAACGGTATCTCCGTCACTGTTTTTGAATTCAGTACCAAATCGTTTTTCCATTTCAAAGATTCCTTCACTATGATGTCTGAACATTCTATGAAGTGAATCCCCAAACCATCCTTTGGTTTCATCTAACCATTCGTGTAAATGAATGTAGTCCTCAGGTTTCCCACCAAACTTTTTGGCGGATGATTTTGCATGTAAGTTTGGATGTGCCATCGTTTATTTGTTTGTGGAGAATAAGAGACTCGAACTCTTGTCCCCGCCGTGCAAGGGCGGTGCTAAACCAACTCAGCTAAATCCCCTTATGTGAGCCTCCAGTCGGACTCGAACCAACGACCTGCTGATTACAAATCAGCTGCTCTACCAACTGAGCTATGGAGGCATTTGTGGGTGTATGCTCATCACATACTCTTGGGTTCCCACTACCCTTGGAGCGGTAGACAGGGTTCGAACCTGCGACCTCGTACTTGGAAGGAACGAGCTCTACCAACTGAGCTACTACCGCTTAAAATGGAGTGTAGTGGCGGATATCACACCTGAGGTTACTACACATATACTCCTCTTTGCGGTCCCGACGGGATTCGAACCCGTATCTCGCACCGTGACAGGGTGGAATTGTAACCATTCAACCACGGGACCAAATTATGGGGAGTTTCACCCCAAACTTTTTACTGTGTTAAAATATGTTGGTGTTCACCGATTACTCGTTTTAAACTACTGACATATCTTTTGTCTTCTGCATAAACCTTACCAAGGAGTGCAAGATACTCTTTTTTTGTTAAATCACTTTTGTTTCTTAACATAAAATTTTGCCATAAAGAGTAATCGTATACACTAAAGTTCCAATCTTCATAACTTGAGTATCCACTTTTGGTTTTACCATTTGCTGATGACTCCCTTCTTGTTGGTATTTTCATACCGAATAAGTTGTTTGCCGATTTGAACAACTTGGAGGTAAATTGACCTGACTCTAATACCGCTTGTGCGAATACCACATCAGGGAACTTAATCCCGTACTTCATTATCTGCTCATACAAACTTTCTTTTGTAATACTTTCTTTAGTATTTGAATCAATCTGTACTTGCGTCTCTTGTGCTTTGGTTGCCATTGTTCCTAACAATAACATCCCAGTCAATAAGAATGTTTTTAACTTCATTTTTTTCTTTTTGTCTGTTTATGCTTCAGGATTTCTCCGTCCACGATACTACAACATTGGAATTTTTCCACCCACCGCAGCTGCTCCACCAAGATTCGAACTTGGATAAATTGATTAACAGTCAACCGTAATAACCCTTATACGATAGAGCAATATAATAATAATCAAAATTTCCAATAAAGGAAACTTTTGTCGGGATAGCTGGATTCGAACCAACGGCCTCCACGTCCCAAACGTGGCGCGATACCTGACTACGCTACATCCCGTACATAAAAAAACCCTGAAGTATTAGTTCAGGGTTTAGATAATTGGCGGTAATATTATTACCAAATAATCGATTCTGAACGTACAAACATAGTGCCCGCATCCCCATTAGGAGTTGTAGGTGTGTCTAAATTTGTATTTGTGTTCATAGTTTTCATAGTACAATATTACAATAAATATATTTAAAATCAAATAAATCCTTATTTTTTTATTTTCTTGGGTTAGTTTGTGTAGAACTTTCCCCTCTGATGTAAAAATCCTGATTAACACTTCTATTAATTTTAGGGTTTAATTCTTTTGATGAATACGTGCTATAAACCCTATATTGTCCTGAAGGAATACGAGTCCCTGTATAATTTAAAACATTATTAGACAACGTAGAATTTGTACTGAACGTTCTATATGAACTCACCGATGGAGGGGTGTTTGATACTATAGGTCGAGCTGATGACATTTTTGTTTGTCTCCAAGAATTGTTAGGTACCGCATTTATAGGTATTAACACAACAATCCACACATATTCGTTGTTAACCGTGTTTCTATCAATCTTAACGGTACCCATATTATAATCCCCTGTTGGACTTTGTATAATGTCTGATTGAATAACCGCAGGTAATCTTCCATCATACCAATGTGGCATGTCAAAATAGTTTATTAAATCGTTGAAATTATTACTATTAATACCCGTTGCATTAAAAAATGCATAAAATCTACTTCCTGAAGATTGTGGATTCCTTGTTAATTTATTTAGATGATTAACAATCATCCCTGTTTTTGTTTGAGGCTCAACAAAAACGTAAGCCTTTGGTCCAACCGTTGAAACAGTTGGTGAGGTAGACATTGTTCTTAGGTCTTGTCCCTGAGTTGATTCTATTGAAGTTTGTTTAACTGGTTCATACACGTCATCTTTACTACAAGATACGAATAATACCGATGTTGCGAAAATCGCAAGAAATAATTGTTTTAGTTTCATAGTCATTTTTTATATTTTTAATTCTTGACAAAGATATGGAAATAATTTGATTTTGGAAACTTTTTACAGATATTTATTATTATGATGATAGACAAATTTATTACGTGTCTTTTGGGAATTAACCAAAAATATGAGAACTCGGGAGCTTTGGGATGTGGAAAACCTCGAACCATAAAATATTGCTAAATCATTAGTATATTAGAAAGGGGTCGAAGTTCGTCCCCTTTTTTGTTTTTATTAATTAAATAAACTATGTTTGTAAAAATTGGATTAGAATGAGTACGGTATTAGTATTAAATTACGACTATACCCCTCTTAATGTGACAAGCGTTAGGAGAGGATTTGTATTGGTAGACAAAGGGAAGGCTGAAGTTATTAAATCAGACGAGAACCCTATTGTTGCAGGATACAATGTCTACGTACGCCCAGTTATCATCCGATTATTAAAGTACATAAAATATCAGGTTAGAAAGTTAAGGGCGAACAGGACAAGAATATATAAGAGAGATAATCACGAATGTGTTTATTGCGGGTCAAAAAAAGATTTGACGTTAGACCACGTTACCCCTAAATCAAGAGGTGGAGGTAATGAATGGACTAACCTTGTAACGTCTTGTTTTAAATGTAACTTAAGGAAAGGAAATAGAACACCTGATGAGGCGAAGATGTTTATGAAACAAAAACCTTATGTACCAACATTGATTAATGATAACGCAAACCTTCAAAAGGTTTGGAATGATTATCAAAAATCATTTGTTTATTAGAAAGTTTTATTAAATTTAAAAATACACTTATGACAACAGAGATTAAACTAAAAGTAGGTATAGTTCTATCAGTTTTAACACTATTATGGTCGACAGTAATGTGGAGTAATAGTATTGAAACCGTTAAATTACAGTCAAATACGATTGATAGTTTACATGACGAATTATTTATCATCAAAGTTGAAAACTTTAGACATGAGTTAACTCGAGAAGAGATTCTCAAACCAAATAAAAAAATAAATAAACAATACGAAGAGTATTACAATCACAAAACAGAGTAAAATGCAAGAAGCGAATTACACAAACCCAGAACAAGAAGGTGAAGGAAAAAAACCTCAAGACCTAATTAACGCATCATTAATCTTCGCAAGAGCTTTAGGTTTAATCTTAAAGAACGGTGAAGGTATTGTTGTTGATGTTGTAGGAGACATTAATTTAGGACCTGAAGTTAAAAAAGTTATTGTATTTGAATACAATAACCAAGTTCACATTTATAAATGTGAAGAAGACTTAGAAGAAGGAACTGCTGTAAACATGGATTCAAATAATAATGGTCCTGAAGTTATAGAACCAAATGCAGAGCCTGAAACTGAGGCATAATTTTTTTAAAAAGATACAAATGAGAGTATTAGGATTTTCAGTTGGACACGACAAAGGTGCTGTCATCATTGAGAACGGTAAAGTTGTTGTTGGTATAACCCAAGAAAGACTTACCCGAATAAAACATGATGGGGCATATCAAGGTGGTCTAATACCATTTGAATCAATTAACTATTGTTTAAATGCTCTTAGCATTACGCATAGAGATATTGATTACTATGTGTATAGTACAACCGAAATTGAAGATACTGTAGGTTATCAATTTTTTTCAAAATATCATGACCTTAAGGTAGAAATATTAAATTTCATTCCTCATCATTTGGCACACGCATATTCGGCATTCTTTAGCTCAGGGTTAGAGGACGCCGCGGTAATTGTTGCAGATGCCTCAGGAAGTATCGTTACTTTCAAAAATAAAACACACCTTTGGTATGACCCAAAAGAATATAATTTAGACACTGATTCTGATTGGGCTGAAGGGATTTCTATATATCATTTTAATAAAAATGAACATAAAGAACTTTATAAAAAATGGATAAAATATCCCGTTCCTATTAATACAGATGAAGGAGTTTCGTTGGGTACCATGTACTCAACAGGCTCTCTTCAATTAATCTACGAACCAAACACTCAAACATGGCCCGCAGGAAAATTAATGGGGTTAGCTTCTTATGCTAATGAAGATATTGTAAATGAGGCACCGTTTTTTGTTGAGGAAAAGGAAGATGATATTTACATTTCTAATAATAACATATACCCAAAAGTTTCTTGGAAATCTGATTTCTATTCAAGAGCTTGTGTTGCTGGGATTTACCAACGAGAACAAGAAAGAGCGTCTTTAATCTTGGCAAATATGGCCAAAAAATTTACAGATTCTAAAAACATATGTGTTGTTGGTGGGTCTTTCTTAAACTGTAATTCAAATGAGAAAATTTTGAATTCAGGTCTTTTTGAAAACTGTTACTTTTTACCTCCAAGTGATGATAGTGGAATACCATTAGGTTGTGCTTGGTTTGCCTACCAAAAACTAATAGATATTGAGGAAACAGAAATGTTAAGTCCTTATTTTGGTAGAGAGTATTCTAAAAATGAAGTTTTTGCAGCACTTAACGAACATCCTACATTAGTTTACACCGAATATCAAAATTTTGATGATTTAGTTGAAAACGTAAGTTTTTCATTAAGTCAAAATAGGGTTATTGGATGGTTCCAAGGAGGGTCAGAAATTGGCCCAAGAGCTTTAGGAAATCGTTCAATTATTGCCTCACCAATTAACTCTTGGATGACAGGTCATATTAATAGTGATATTAAACGCAGAGAATGGTATAGACCTTTCGCCCCTGCGGTTTTATTTGAACATCAAGGAGATGTGTTTGAAAGCTCTGTTTATTCCCCATACATGTTGGTAACAACAACCGTTAAAGAAGAGTGGAGAAATAAAGTACCTGCAATCACCCACATTGATAATTCATCAAGACATCAATCTGTTACGGCAGAGAATAATCCAAGGTTCCATTCGTTGATTTCTAAATTTCATGAAAAAACAGGAGTACCTGTTTTATTGAATACGAGTTTTAACGGACCTCACGAACCTATTGTTGAAACTCCAATGGATGCAATTGGAACCTTTCTAAGTTGCAATCTTGATATCTTAGTACTTAATAATATTGTAATTACAAGAGGTTAATATGAGTTCAATTTATGGATGTTTTACTGGTTCCCACAGTGCTACCGTTGCATTAATGGTAGACGGAAAAGTGGTATCCGTAATCGAAGAAGAACGAATAACCCGATTAAAGGCTGGAGATAATTACGATGTAAACGCCGATTTATCTTTAGATTCAATTCAAAAATACACAGGGTTAAAAATGACAGACGTAGACTATAATGTGTTTGCATTACCAACCCCTGATGGGTTTGCCCGAAAAGTAACAAACAATCATTACGAAACTGTAAGTCATCACACCGCACACGCCTATGGAGCGTACTACACAAGTGGTATGGAAGGTAAAACCATGACAATCACTTATGATGGTGGAGGTGATACCAGTGTTATGAAAATATTTCTATGTGATGAGGGTAAAATGACCCTCTTACATAGTTTTCCAATGTCTTCATATGGTAGTCTTTCTCACGTTTGGGGATTCAGTACATCTTCAATTATGGGTTACGATATTTTTGGTGTGGGAGTTTGGAAGATGTGTAAGGATGAGGGTAAACTTATGGGTATGGCTGCCAACGGTCATTACGATGAAAGAATTTACAATGAATTGAAGTCTTGTATCGACTATGAAAACTTAAGATTTTATCCATCATCTAATAACAGTAAAACTCAATTTGTTGTGGACATGATGAAACTCAAAGGGCTATTGGACACACCACACCAAAGAGAGATTTTCTCATTTAACTTACAAAAATTAACCGAAGATTTGTTTTTAAAATTTTTGGATGACTTACACAAATTATACCCCGACTATAAGAACTTATGTTTTGCTGGCGGATTATTTGCCAATGTTAAATTAAACCAAAAGATTAATGAGTTGGAATGGTTGGATGAAATGTATGTTTATCCTCCTATGGGAGATGAGGGACTTGCATTGGGTTCCTGTATATACAAATCGGTTGAACTTGGAGAAATAACTAAACCATTTAAGTTTGATAATATGTTTTTTGGAATGAGATATTCTAATGATGACATATTTGAAACTTCTAAGAGATTTAGATTTGTTAGGGAACCTTATATACCTTCTAAAATTGCGGAAGAAATTAATAATGGTTTAATTGTTGGATGGTTCCAAAACGGGTCCGAACATGGCCCAAGAGCATTAGGTGCCAGAAGTATATTAGTAAGACCTACAGACATAGACACCCATCAATTATTGAACAAAAGATTGAAAAGACATGACACTATGCCATTCGCTCCGATAGTATTAGAAGAACATTTCGATGAATTATTTACTCCATCAAAATCAAAATATACCGCAGAGTTTATGACATTGTGTTATAACACCAAAGAAGAATGGATTAATAAAATACCTGCTGTTATTCAAAAATCAGACAAAAGTGCCAGACCACAAGTAGTCGTAAAATCAAAAAACAAAAAGTTTTGGACTATATTGAACGAATACTATAAGATATCAGGAATCCCTGTCTTATTAAATACGTCATTTAACACTCATAACGAACCGATTATTGAAAACCCTACACAAGCGTTTAATACTTTACGTAAAGGGGTTATAGATAAACTAATAATAGAAGATTATGTATATTACCCTGAACCAAGAAACGTTATTACTAAATTTTAATCCGTACCCGCAACTAAAAATTACAGGTCCTGACCCGTTATATTACGTTGAATTACGTGAATATAAGAAGGGTGAAGACCAATCAGTTAGTATCGAATCTTACAAAGTAACTAATGGAGGGGGTATAGATTGGAAAGATAAGTTTGAGTGTGGAATTGAATTTTATTGTGATTTTGAAATTTCTGTTCACAAGTACATTCCTGACTATGGGATGAAAAGAATATTCACTCACAGATATAATGATTACGGTAAGATGGTCTTATTTAACTTAGTTACCGATAATATCGACGAAGCCAAATTATGGTCACAGAGAGTAGATGAGTATCAACGTGTTCATGGATGTAAGGTAGTGTTACATTCTCAATTTGATGAAATTAATAAGAAGTATCTAACTTATTATGAAACAGGAGGAATTGATTATTATAAAACTTATAACATTGGGAGATTTCCAAAACAAAGTACTGATTGGAGAACTATTGACCCTCGTAAAGAAGGAGTTATTTGGTACGGATATTGGAAAACATTTTGGTCTTATCAACACCCAAGACCATGGAATACTTTAAGTGTCCAAGAAATTGTTGATGACATATTGGGACTTTAATATTTTTTACCTATCTTTGTAAAAAATAAAACATATGGATATAGGACAAGATTTTCAAAATTATTACGTAAAACATTTAGGTAAACCTTCGTTGGATTTACATAATTTTTCAAACCATATTGAGTCATCTATGACTCCTTATATTCTTGAAGAAAGAGAACTGAGAGCAACTCAAATTGACATTTTTTCGAGATTAATGAGAGATAGAATTCTATGGGTTGCGGGTCCTGTTAATGACCACATGTCAACTATCGTTCAGGCTCAGTTAATGTTCTTGGATTCAAACGATAAAACCGACATTACGATGCATATCGATTCTCCAGGTGGAAGTGTAAAGTCAGGATTGTCTATGGTTGATGTAATGAATTACATAGCTTGTGATATTAGAACTATCAACACTGGTATGGCTGCATCTATGGGTTCAATATTATTGGGAGCAGGAACCAAGGGTAAGAGAAGTTCGTTGAAGTTTTCAAGAACAATGTTACACCAATCTTCAGGGGGTGCTGGTGGTAATATCCAAGATGCGAGAGTTTCCTTCAAAGAGTGGGAAAAAATTAACGACACTTTATTCGACCTATTAGGAGAATACTGTGGTAAGACTGCGGAACAAATTAAACTTGACGCAACCCGTGATTTGTGGTTGGATAGTCAAGAGGCTTTAGACTACGGTATTATTGATGAGATAGTAAAAACAAAAAAGAAGGGTGTTTAACCCTTCTTTTTTTTAGACTTTAGAACACCCCCCTTTGTTTTTGTTAGTCAGTTTATAAAATAACGTTTTATCGTCATTTTGCCTTATTAGACTGCCGAGGCAAGAGCTGTTTTACCTTTATCAAGTAAACCTCCTAAACCTCCACTGTCTGCCATACCTGTTTTTAATTTGTCATATACTCCAGATGCTTTATCATTCATTTTTCCAAATAGTTCACAAACAATACCACTAAGTTGTTTCTCTAAACTATTTGCAAATTTAGTATCTTTAACGACACCACCTAAGGCGTTTCTTATAAACGTATATCCATCACCTGAAAGACCTTTGTCTTTTTGAATCATCATAAATACGGCTTCTGAAAGTGAGTTGGCGATTAAGGTTGTCAACGCTTCACAACTTTTAAGAGCTTTAGCTAATTCTAATGGGTTTGTTGTAATAAATGAAACTAAGAAATTTTTGAAATACCCTCCAAGTCCAAGTGAACTTAAAAGTGAATTAACCAAAGGTTCAACTATAGTTTCAACAGCACCTCCAAATGAATTACCAAAGATTTTACCTAAAAAATCCCATAGTTGTTCATTTATCATACCTTGTTCATCAAGGTAATTAATCTCGGCCAAAAGAGAGTACATTATTTTTTGTTGTTTATCTTCAGATAAACTGTGAAAGTTTTTTGCATTACTTTCAGATTCAACAATAATCATGATTCTACTTTCAACTAATCTTTGTTCAATTAAAAGTTTCTCTTTTCTTTCTTTAGTCTCTATAATAGACCTTTTGATTTTATTTTTTAACATCGTTGTTTTTTTTTACTCTATTCTCCATTTAGAATCCGATAATGGACCACCTTCTTTGTCTCCTCTAAGAATATCAACATAATTATCAATTCTACTTAAAATTCCACCCCATTTACCTTCAAATTCATTAGCACATGCCTGAACTTTTTCTTTCATTGGTAATAAAGTATTTGGTTCAATACGTTTTTTAGTTCTCCAAGCTTCGTAATAGGCTTCGATAGTATCTTTACAGTCTCTTTTACTTGTTGGAGTCTGATTAGAAATTGCTTTAGTAAATTGTTGTTCAATATTACCTCCGTCAGCACCCACTACATTTTTTGGTGGGAAAAACATAACCAAATCTTCAGCGAACAATGTTCCTGCAGGATAAACAACTTTAGAACTCCACGTTTGAGCTTCTTCAGCGTCTAAATCTTTTCTTAATTTACCACCTAAGTCAGTATATTTTTTAACAACTTTAATTTGCTCAGGTGTTAATCCTGCCGTAACTCCTTTACTGATAATACTTCTGTATAGTGTTACACCATTAACAACTTTCTTTTCAAACATTTGTGGGTTCTCCAAGTTCTCACGAGTTGTCTTAATGTCTTTCGCTTCTTGCCATCCACCTTCTTGTTGTACTAAAGCAGTGTCAGCTGCGTTTGCTGCTGTTGTTGCGGATAATGCTGCCGCCGCGGATGCTTGTTGAACTTCCGTACAATCCAATTTACCTGGAAGGAATTTGAATTTACCGTCAGCATCAAAAATACCAGCTCTACCGTCAGCAAAGAAATATCTAAATTTACCAGGAGTTTTTGTACTCTCTTGTTTAATCGCAAATTGTAATGCAGGATTCTTAGTCTGTAATGTAACGATTTTACCGTTCTTTACACATCCGTCAGTTAATATTTTATTTAACTTAGTTTTTAAATCAGTATCAACTTGTTCTGAAATTAAAGGTTTTTTCATTTTTGAATGCATTTCCAAAATTGAGTCTCTATCTATTTGAGTGATATTATTCATTTTCATATTCTTTTTTAAAATTTAGAAATCAGAGTTTCCGCTGATGGATTGTACTTCACCTGAAATTTCAGGTTCAACAACAGGTGTTGTTTTTTCACATATTTTAGTTACGTCAGCATCTGTAAATGTTGTAAATCCTTTACCACTTAATGCTGATTGAGTTTTTGGACCAAATTTACCATCACTAACTAACCCTAAACATCCTTGTACTTTAGCAATTACATCAGATTTACATCCTTTTGAGTAAGTTCCTGAACAAGATTTATATCCACCTGTTCCTCCTCCTTTTTTGGAACCGCCGCCACCGCCGCCTCCACCTTCTTTTTTTACTTTTTCCAAATCTTCTTCGGCATCATCAACTATAGGTGCGATTGATGACCAAACATATTGTCTGAAAGATTCACCATCTAAATCACCATCTAAATCTTCGTATAAATCACCATAGGTTTTGTTATAGTATTTTGCCATGGCACAAAGGTCAGCAACGGTTTCCATTGACGATATTGCTCCTTTAATTGCATCTTCGTCCGTACCCATTCCTTGTATTGCATTGTATATACTATCTGCAGCTTCTCTGTGGTCACCTTTACTTTGAGTTGGTTTTAAGTTTTTATCAAGTGAAGAACATCCCGCAAAAAATGTTTGAGTTTTACTAAATGCGTCTCCCCCTCCTTGAACGTTATATAACCAAGTTCCAACACCAGCAAGACCCGCAGTCGTAAGAGCACCTGTAACAGTACCAAACCAAGGGAGAAGAGCTGCAATTCCAGCAAGAATTGGTATAACTTCATTTATAGGTTGTTTAATTGTTTCAACGTTTTCGTTTAACGTTTTTGAAGTATCATACTTCATCATCAATTTTATTCTGTCTAGCGCCTCTTGTGGGCTGTATTGTGGTTGTACCATGATAAGTAATTTTTATTTATAAATATACGATTATTACCAAATTTGATTAGCAGCACCTCTTGTGAGGCCAGTTTCCCATTTTTCTCCCGAAGCACCTAATTTATTTGCTTTACCTCTTGTTAATGTATATGTGTCAGCCCATTTAGGAACCGAACCACCACCTGATGATGGTGATGCAGGTGCTGCCGCGGCATCTTGTTCACCCATTTCTCCTTTATTACTCTCCTCAGAATGTTTTTTAAAAAACCCTATTAGGAAATCTACGTCTAATATCATAGTTATAAATATTTTGTTGTTTGTAAAAAAAAATATTATATTTGTGGCATGAGAAAACTGTTTTTATTATTAGTCATTTTATCCTTAACATCTTGTGAACAATATGTCACAGAGATTAGCGACCTTACATTAAGTGGAAAATACGTTGTTTCCAAATTGGAGATAACTAATGTGGACCAAAATCAAACAAGAGATTCTTTGTATCTTCTTGGGACAAACTATGTTAATCCTTTATTACCAAAACCGTTTGATTCAATTAGGATTAATAATTTCTATCTTCATATGGATTATTCTACCTTAAGAATGAAATTACTTGGCGTTACCCAATCAGGCCAAGATATTTGGAGATACGGTAGTGGTCAAAACCCAATATTTTATAGAACTTTTGGTCGTACACCGTACAATTATGGGTACATACAATTTGATTATGTAACCGAAGACGGGTCTTCAAGAACTATCACATTTCAAATCGAAGATGATAGTTACGAAAGCTTGCAATTAAAAAGTTCGGGAGCTTGGTTTAACGGTAAGTTTGGTCAAAAACAAATTATGACAATGTCTTTAACAAGGGTGGGTCCTTAATAGAACTCACCCTTTGGTAATGACTCAGGATTTATTGTATAATATTCGTTTAAAAATATAATTAACTCATCCTCATCTAATTCGACTTTGTCTATTGGTAAGATTTCGTCATCTTCAAAATCATCACCAAAAAAGTCAAAAGATTCTGTAACCAAATCGAACCCATAGTCCTCGACAATAGTGTAATCAATATTATCGGTTCTCATAACTTCCTCGTCGTCTTCAATAGTTCTGAAAGACACGTCTAAAATGTTGGAGTCGCTATTAAGAAAATAGGACACAATTTCTTTAATTTCCATATAAAAACAATTTATAAAGAAATATTCAAAAACATATCAAAAGTCACAAATTTTACGAATTAATATTGTTTTTATTTTCATATTTATTGTTATAATTGGTTTATAACTTAAAGTACATGAGATTCAATTCACTAACTATTGACGACTTTTACTCAAACCCAATGGAGGTTAGAGAATTCGCACTTAAACAAGATTTTGAAGTAAGAGGAAATTATCCAGGGATGAGAACAAAATCATTCTTGAATGATTCTATCAAAAAAAGGATGAGAGATATATTATATCCTTTTGCTGGTGAGATTACTTGGTGGGGCGGTGACTACACAGGGTCATTTCAATATACAACCGCTGCTGATAGGTCGTGGATTCACGCAGATTCAACTACAGATTGGGCTGCAGTATGTTATTTAACACCTGATGCTCCTGTTAGTGCAGGTACTGGAATTTTTAGACATAAAAAAACGGGTTGGATGCATTATGACTATAAAGAGGCCAAACAAAATCCTGAGTACGATAAAAACGCTCCTTCAGGTGATGATATGCAAGACTATACTAAATGGGAAATGGTTGATAGAGTTGGTAACATATTCAACAGATTGATTATGTATAGAGCAGATAACTATCACGTATCTTTAGACTACTTTGGTAAGGATATTAATGACGGTAGATTATTCCAAGTATTTTTCTTTAACACAGAACGTTAATCTTCTGTGTCAACAGTAAATAAAATTTCAGGATTCAATTCTGAGATTATTTCAAGAACTCCTTCAACACAATAACAAATATCTTGTGTTGTTTTTATTTTACTAAACTTTTTAAATCCTATTATGATTGGCCTAAACGTTTGATGAAATGAATTTGGAGCCATGTTTTCAGGAGACCATAAACTTGCATATGGGATACCGAGCTCGTTTAAAAAATCTATACTATCTTCAGTATAAGATTCAAAATATGGAATATTCACCAAATCCATTATTTCTTTTATTTTATTCTCTTCTCCTTCTCTTTTATCAAAATATGAATAAAGTACTAAAGATGATTCTTCTTGTTTTTTTTGCATAAAATGCCACAAGAAATATTCGTTATTTCTTGCAACACTTTGAAAATCTTTAACAGTAATAATTCTTCTTTCCATTATCTAAGATTTGCACCACATAACCAAGTTACAAGTGATTTTCTAGTACCTGAAGTTAAAGGTGTTACTCTATGTAATAAGAATGAAGGAAAGAAACAAATGGTTCCCAACCCTTTTGGTACTGACATAATGTCCCCTCCTGGATTCATTTGTAATTCACCGCCTTCATACTCTTCAGGTGTTGATAATTGTAATACACAAGATAGTTTTCTGTTAGAAATACCTGGCCCTAAATCAGCGTGCCAATCATAATGACCACCATTACCATAGTATTTGGTATACTGTAATAAATCTTGATATCCCCAAATATCAAAATTCCACATCGCTTCGTTAGCGATTTTAGCATAATTTGAAATTCTTCTATAAATCCATTCAGTCTCAGGATTATCCGATATCCAAGATATTTCACTCAATCTGAATGGGTTTTCACCGTTCTCGTCGTCATTACCGACAGTTGTCGCTTTCTTTTTAGGGAGTTTATCTCCTATCTCAATAATTTTAAATAATTCTTCAGGTGTGAAGACATCTGTAAAATAATAGTAATTTAAATGGTTAACATTGTTTCTTTGACCTTCTAAAAAATAGTTTGATGATGACATTTTGATTTAATTTTATATTATTAAGTATAAATAACTTATCAACTATTTTCAATAGGATTATAAAAAGAAATGAAAAAACATAAAATAATCGACGCAGTATTTTTTTACGATGAACTTGACATGTTAACTTTTAGGTTAACTGAACTAAACGAACATGTTGACCAATTCATCATAATGGAGTCTGGAATTGATTTTATGGGTAATTCTAAACCTTTAATCTTCAAACAAAATGAACATCTATTTGAAAAATGGAAAGATAAAATTTCTTATTTGTCATTCAATGAATTATCATCATCCGAATTAGAAATTTTAGATAAGGTTATAAAAAAGAATACTCTTCCTATATCAAATTTTGTCAAAGAATCTAATAGAACTAATATTCAGTTGTACTTGTTAATCCTTTTACATAATAGTTTACTATCTTCAGATTTATATATGGAAGATATTGTCATGATTTCAGATATAGATGAAATCCCTGATTTATCTAAACTTCCAAAGGTTATTGATAGAATAAGTTTTTCTCCAGTGATTTTGAGACAAAAGAATTTTATTTGGTCAACTAAATTTATTAACACAAATCCAAACTTAGGTACTACTTGTCACCAATTCGCTTCTTTAATTAAAAATGTTTCAGTTTTTTTAAGTTCTTACTTTAAAAAAGGTTTACTAAATTTAAGTAGATTTGAAATTGTTGATTCTGGATATCATTTTTCTCATTTTTACGATTTTAACAAAACTGTAGATAAATTGAAATTAATTAATCCATCTCTTTCAAGTCATGTTATTAAGAACAGTTGGGATAACTTGCTCTCAATACCGACAAATGAAGATAATAATGTTTATAATTTAACCAAATATGATGGAGAATTACCAAAAAATATAGAATTACTTAGTAGTCAACCTATTGGTAGGGAGGAGATTAAAAAACATTTTGTTGCAATTAATTCAACTATTGAGATATCTGAAAAGTATTTTGAGCAATTCGGTGATTCTATCTACCTTATAAATTTTGTTAATGATTCTCAAATTTCGTTCAAGGTTGAATTATCAGATAAAATCACCCAATACAATATATTAATCCCAAATTCAAAGTATTATGATATATTAATCGAAGAAAACACTTTTGAAAATTTTCAAAAAATGTTTGGTATTAACGAGATTAAAAAAATCCTTTCGTCGGGTCATCCATTAAATAAAGATTTGTTTCTTTTCTTTAATGGTGAAAAACCAGATACTCTTTTAGGTATTACTTGGGGAGAACTGAAAGATGGATTTGTATACGATAAAATTTCTGAGATATTATAAAAAAACCCCTCCGTCAAGAGGGGTTTGTTATTAATTATATTTGTTAAATCTGTCGAACATTTCTTTAATTTTGTTCTTTTGAGTTTTAAAGTCTTCTTGTAGGTCCTCATCAATTTCCTCGAATTCATCATCTAAATCACTATGTACCGTTCCATGTGAAAATTCTTGGTATGGTCCACCTTTACCTGGCCCGTCACTATCAAAATCATATGCTGGGTCCATATCACCGTAAATTCCTTGTGAACCTGATACATCCACCTCATCAATCTCGTCAGCAAAGGCCGATTCCATTGTTTCATATTCATATTCATTTACAGGGTAAGAATCTCCACCATCCATTGGTCCATTTGATTCAAAATCATATGCTGATTCTACATCAGAAACATTCATATCATCAACATTTCCACCTTGTTCTTTAACATCTGCTTTAGTATCTAATAACCCAAGGTCTTGTAATCTTTTTGTGAAAACTTTTCTTGGTAATTTTCTTAAATATCTAATAACAATTGGTGGGATATCATCACCATACTGACCAAAAAGTTTATCTAAAATATCTTTTTCTTTTGGTGTTGGTTCAAAACTTGCTCTTGCACGAGAAGCTTTCATTCCAAATTTACCTTTTTCATATGGTTTGTCATATGTATCGTCTTCATCTAATTGGTCATCCAAAAATCCGTCATCTTCGTTGTCGTCATTTTCATAGTCAACCATATCCTCTTCATCATCTTCTTTATAAAGATTTTTATGCATTCCTTCGAATGTATCAACATCGTTAGAATCACCCTCAATATAATCAAATCCTGAATCCATATTTAAATCCCTAACACTGTAGATATCATCTAAATGTCCTGTTTCTTCTTCTAATCCATCCATTAAAGTTGCGTCCCAATCAGAATCACTTTCTTCCATTTCACCTTCATTATAACCACATTCCATACACTCCCCTTCAGTCATTTGACCTCCACATTGTTCACACATAGATTTTTCTTCAACTTGTTCGTTGATACCCATGTTTGTGTATTTCTTAACCTCACCTTTATTATTAACCACCATACCATCTTTATCTCCTGCAAAATCATATACAGTTAATGGTTGTGTGTTCGACACTTGTGGCTGCATGGTTTGGTAACCATTGTAAACACTTTTATGTTGGTCCAAAATATCAGATTTCTCTTCCGATGATAATTGACCTAATCCAAAATATCCTCTCATAACTATTATTTTTATTATAAATAGTTTGAAAAGGTTCTTTTTTTCGTTTGACTATTTTAAGAACTAATTCTATACTTCTACTAAGGGAGAGATTCATATTCATTTGATAGTATCTTGGTAATTTACTTATCGCCTCAATTTTGAATTTCTCCCCTTTTTTTATTATGACAATTAACAATTACGATATAGAATCTTACTGTGAAGGAGCCGTTATGTTAGACGGACTTGAAGACGCAATTGTTGGTATTGTTGAGGATTTCAACGGTCCACGAATACTTTACTCTCAACATAAGATTTTATCTATATTACAAGAACGAGACCTCATGACTTTCGGTGAAGCCGAAGAGTTTTATGACTACAACATAAAAGGTTTATATGCGGGAGAACAAAATCCTGTTTTTTTAATTACTATTTCAGAATAATTTTATTATCTTTGCTCTATGATAAAGATAGAGACCGATAGCAAGGGGAGAGCCACCTCTGATGTGTGGATATTTTCTGACCCACACTTTAACCACAAAAATATATGTCGAGGAACGACTAACTGGAGAACGCCTGACGGTGAAGTACCAATTTCTCAAACTCGTGACTTTTCAACTTTGGAGAAGATGAATGCCGCAATTGTAAATAACATCAACGAGAACGTTATGCAAGATGATATCTTAATATGTCTTGGTGACTGGTCTTTTGGTGGGTACGAATCTATACGTGAATTTTGGGACCGAATTGTTTGTAAAAACATTCATTTAATCTTGGGTAACCACGACCACCATATTGAAAATAATAGAGGGGGTTCTCAAGGGTTATTTAAATCCGTTTCTCACTACAATACATTGAAGATACAAGAACATACCTTCCGTTTGATGCATTACCCTATAAGTTCATGGGATGGTCTTAATAAGGGTGTAATGCACTTACACGGTCACTGTCACTTACCAACTAATTTAAGATTCGGTAAAGGTCAGAGAATGGACGTAGGGATGGATGGTCACCCTGAGTTCAGACCATATAACGTATTACGTGAAATTGTCCCTTTATTACGACACAGAGATAAACTTTCTGAAATACAGAACGACCACCATTTAGATGAACTTATAAATAAAGAACATGGAGAAATCAGTTAAATTATTTTATACACCACCAAAAGAAGAATTGTTTAACGAACTCAAAGAGGTGTGTATTAAATTTTGGAAAACATTTGATGATAAGTTTGAATACTCAAGTGAAAAAATTAATAGAATTAAGGATTTACCAAATGACGGACCTAATTTTGTTATGATGGTTCAAATGATTCATCCAGTTGCACGAGAAGTTATTTCAAAGTTACTATCTTTGGAGACTAGAAACGAAATTAGTATGAGAATGTACGGATGGGAAAAAGAAAATGATTTTGACCATTTCAATATTTGGAATATAGATAACAATATTATACAAAAATAACATGGAAAAGAATTTATATATTGTAAGAGGAGTACCAGGTTCTGGTAAATCTACACTAGCAAAATCAATTGCCAAATCATGGCAAATCTTTGAAGCTGACAAGTATTTCATGAAAAATGGAAATTACGAGTTTGATTTCAACGGGTTAAAAGACGCTCACAATTTTTGTAAGAGACAAGTCCATAAAGCAATGTATCCTAATTTGGTTAATTCATTATTTTATCGTAATATTGTAGTATCAAATACATTCACACAAGAGTGGGAAATGAAATTTTACCAAATCATCGCAAAAAAGTATGGTTATAAAGTTTATACTATTATTGTTGAGAACAGACATGGGGGTAAAAACGAACATGGAGTTCCTGACGAAAAAATAGAACAAATGAAGAATAGATTTGAAATTAAATTATAAAAAACAAAAACAATCACATGCAAACATTAGTATTCAACACATCAACAAAATCAGTAAAACTTTATGAAGGTAATGAGTCTTCACCAATCCTTTATACTTTTGAAAACGTACCTACGGTTAAATTTGAAGAAGGGTATTACCAAATAATGCAAATGGACTCAACTTCAACTGAAGAAAAAAGAGTACCCGTTGCTCGTTTCCCTATTGCAAACACAAACATGTTAATTAAAAAATAAAGTGACTGTAGATATCAACATATTGAACGATTATTTAGAAAAGGGTTTGGTGGTTAAAAATGACCACCCAACCCTTCCTCTATCTATATACAACTACTCTCGTACTTGTCAGTATGAAGGTGGGTGGGACGATATTACCAAAATGTGCCGAGGTCTTATCTTGGATAAGGAGGGGAATGTTGTCGCTAAAGCGTTTAATAAGTTTTTTAACTACGAAGAATTAACTTTATCTGATATTCCTGAGGAATCTTTTGAAGTATTTGAAAAATTAGATGGTTCTTTAGGTATTTTATTTTGGTACCAAGGTAAGTGGATTTTAGCAAGTAAGGGTTCATTCACTTCAGACCAATCAATCAAAGGTAGACAGATTTTAAATAACAAATACAACGTAGAGGTATTACCAAAAGGTTACACTACAGTTGTTGAGATTATTTACCCTGAAAACCGTATTGTTTGTGATTATGGTGAAGATGAGGAATTAGTTGTTTTATCTATGGTAAGTAATGCCAACGGTAAGGAGTTAGATTACGATTCAATGTTGTCAATCAACGAAGTAAGTGGATTCCCAACCATTAAAAAATACGATGGTATTTCTGATTACGATACTCTTAAAGATAAGATTAATGGAAACCGTGAGGGTTATGTAATTCGTTTTAAAAACGGGTTCAGAATGAAAATTAAAGGAGAAGAATATGTTCGTCTTCATAGAATTTTAACTGGTTTCTCTAATGTTGATATTTGGGAATATTTGAAAGATGGGAAAGATTTGGACGAACTGTTGGACCGAGTACCTGATGAGTTTGATAAATGGGTTAAAACCACAATTCAAAACTTGAAATACGGTTGTTATCAATTAAGGGAGAGAGCAGGTAAACTTCACGATGGATTCCGTTATGGAAAATATGGTGATGTAGACCCTGAACCAACTAAAAAAGAATTTGCCGAATTTGTAATGAAACAACAAGAAGTCTTACATCCAATTATGTTTGCAATGTGGGACCATAACAACGAAAAAGTTGACGACATAATTTGGAAGTTAATGAAACCACAATACAGTAAACCATTTTGGCAAAAAGAGGTAGAACCATGAAAACAAAGTTAGAGGAAATTTACGAATCAAAAATCGTACATAATTCATTCTTAGATAAGGAATCTGTTGTTGAAGCAATGACAGATTCTTATATCTTAGGATTAAGAGAATCAGAAGAAAAATATAATAAACTTAAATTAACATTTGAGTCCTTATTGGATTATTGGGGTGATTATGGAAACTATAACGCGTCAAGAAATCATATGGAAGAAATGTGGAGAGAGGAGGCAGGAATATGACATCAGAAAAATTTATACTTGAATTACTAATTGAGGCAGAATCTTTAGGTATTAGAACTAAAGTATTAGACCTATCAAAAAAAATTAGAGAGAGCGAACCTAGAATGGATATTAACACTTCCATCGAAATCGCATATAACACATTAAAAAATGAATCAAATAGATAACAAATACACAGAGTTACTTCAAGACATTCTTGATAATGGAGTGGAGAAAAAAGACAGGACAGGGACTGGTACCATATCAGTATTTGGTAGACAAATTCGTCATAAAATGAGTGAAGGATTTCCATTACTGACTACTAAAAAAATGCACTGGAATTCAGTAGTAACAGAACTATTATGGTTCTTAAGAGGTGAGACAAATATCAAATTTCTATTGGATTATGATTGTCATATTTGGGATGGTGATGCTTATAAAAGATATGTTACACATTGGGGAAACCCAATTGACCCGATTAACTATGAATTGTATGGTCCCAATACCACAATGAATTGTTTTCATGAAGATAAAAGATTATACACAAAAGAAGAATTCATTAACAAAATAAAAACCGATGATGAGTTTGCTAAGACGTGGGGAGAGTTAGGGCCAATCTATGGTAAGCAATGGAGAAGTTGGAAATCATTTGACACAAGTTGGGACTATCAAGAAGATTGGTTAACTAATGGTATAGACCAAATTCAAAATCTAATCAATGACCTTAAAACAAACCCTGATTCAAGACGATTGATGGTTAGTGCTTGGAATGTAGGTGAATTAGACCAAATGGTTCTTCCACCTTGTCATTATGGATTTCAAGTTTATACCACAGAATTAAGTGATTTAAGACGATATAATATTTGGTTTAATAATAACTACGAAACAGGTATGGAAAGGTTCTTTGACCCTAAAAAGTTACCTGATTTTGATAACCCATATTATACTCCAACCCCAAAGAGAGCAATCTCCTTAATGTGGAACCAACGTTCAGTAGATACATTCTTAGGTCTTCCATTTAATATCGCATCTTATGCGTTGTTATTAAATATTATCGCAGAAGAAGTTAATATGGTTCCTGATGAGTTAATTGGTAATTTAGGTGACGTTCATTTATATTCAAACCATATCGAACAAGCAAAAGAACAGATTGGTAGAATATTAACTTTCGATGAAAGATATGCTTTGTATACAGGAAACGATAAAACATGGGAAGAAGATGGTGGAAATTCGTATGGCAAAATTAATGGTTTGGATATGATGGATGATAGAGGAATACCAACCAGAACAAGAGAACCATATCCATTACCGTCAGTTAAAATTACACATAGAGAGTGGTATCAACATGAAAAAGTTAAAGAACATTTAGGTGAAAAGACATTTAGTGAGAAAATCTTGGCATTAAGACCTGATTGTTTTGAATTAATAAACTATAAATCTCACCCCCCGATTAAAGCCCCCTTATCAAACTAATGGAATACGAAATCATATTACCCGAAGTAATCGGTGATGAATGGCATAATATTGGAATTGATTTTCATCCTCAAACAATTACTGGAGTCATCCGAGGTGAAGATAGGGATAAAACAATTATTGATTTGAAAAAATATTGTCTTTCATTAGACAACCGTTTTTTAAAAAGTTACAAAATAATAAAGAAAGAAGATAAAACGATAATCAAGATTACTGTTTAATGAAAAAATACGGAATAACCTCAATGTATGGAAACCCAATCCATCCAGGACATATTGAATGTCTTATGTTGTCCAAAGAACTTGTGGACGAACTATGGGTAATCGTAAATAACGATAAACAAGCCGAATTAAAAAGAGGTATACCTTCCTTCCAAGATGAGGAATATCGTAAAGTGGTTATTGAATCAATCAGATACGTTGACCACGCAGAAATCGCTATCGACCAAGATGGTAGTGTTTGTGAAACTATTAAATTGTTTCATGACAAAATTAAATCATTAGACCCTGAGTCTGAAATCATCTTCACAAAAGGTGGTGACCGATTCGCAAACGAAATCCCTGAGAAAGTAGTTTGTGATTCATTAGGTATAAAAATAGTTGACGGATTGGGGCTAAAAACTCACAATTCAAGTGACATGATTAATAAGAAATAATGAGAGAAGAAAGACCATGGGGATTTTACGAAATCCTATTAGACACAGACTACACTAAAGTTAAACAAATTACTGTAAACCCTGGACAAAGATTGTCTTATCAATATCATGAGAAAAGAAAGGAATGTTGGACCATCGTTAAAGGTAACGCAACAATCATTTTAAACGATGAGAAGGTATTCAGAAATCAAGGAGAATCAATTACAATCGCTCTTGGGGCAAAACACAGAATTATCAATGAAACCGATGAACCATTAGTGTTCATAGAAGTTCAAACTGGTGAATCTTTTGAGGAAGAAGATATTATTAGAATTGAAGACGATTATGGTAGGGAAGATTCTTAATCGAATGTCATATAGAGTTGGACTATTTTGCTGGCGAACTTTTCAGCCAAATGGTTCACTCTACTCATATCATCCATATCTAATTTTTTGGATTCCATGTATTTCATAAGACCTTGTACCAATTTCATTTTAGATTCTTCCGCCATTTCTAAAACTTCTTGAAACGCTTCGTTTTCTTCTTCGTTTTCTCCATGGTATCTATCAATCCATTCTCTACCTGAATATAAAAAAGGACGGGCTTGGAACATATTCACAACACTAGAATCTCTAAGTTTGTTAAGAAATTCTCTAAAAAATCTCCAATCAAAGTTTTCAAAGATTTCAGGATTTTTGGAAAAATAATCATAGTGACGGTCACCTGTAGTTGAGGACTCTTGAACTCTCTCTTTTGGTTTTTTCCACGCATCTGTAGATGAAACTAATGCTAACGTACTTCCGTTATCCCAGTTTACTTCAATAATCAATTCGTCACCGTTTGGTTCAAATGGGTCCCTACTTATTCTTCTTACAGTACCTTCAGTCCCTGGAGGAACACCTGTCTCACCATCCATGTGGTAACAAACAACTTTATCTCCCTCTTTTAATGTTGGATTTAATTCACCTCTCATGATAATAAATATATACAGTATATTTATTGTTGTATGGATTTTTTAATTAATGAATCTCAACTGAGAACAATTTTACAGGAGCAGGATGAATCAAGAATGAATGGGTACATGAAAACCATGTATTCTTTCACCAAAAATCTTGTAAACAGAGCTAGTAAAGTTTATGGTCTTAACCTAAAAATGTTATTAACGTGGGGTACCGCTGTTGGTGGATTAGTAATGCCTTTAGACCAATTCATTAAGTCAGGTGATTTTAATTTATCCGATGACCAAAGATATCTCGTTTTAGCAGGAATTGCCTTTATATTATTTTTTGATAATAAGAAAGGGTTAGTTGATGTTTTAAAAAAAATTAAAGAAGAAGGTCTTGAAGAAGTTTTTAGAAAAACTTTAAACAAGGGACAAGAGTTGAAGTCGTCATTCAAAGGTTTTCTATCCTCACTAAATGTTAGTGTTGGTAGTTTTATGGATACCGTGGCTTATGCTTTTTTAATCCCAATTATTTTAGATATTCAAAACATTGCCGAAAGTTCAGTTGACCCTAAAGAGGCTGGATTGTTAATTGCGGAAAGACTTGTGTCGTCAGGAATTGTTGTTGTAGGGGCTCAGGTTTTATCTCAAGTCATCAGAAAGATAATTCAAAAACTTAAGTAAACATTTTGTCGGTTATATCGTAATCTCTCATTGTTGGAAATACTTCCATCCCATCTAATTTTCTTACATGCCATAGACCTTCAAGATACATATCATCAATATTACTTAAATCCATTTCATCTTTCATTACATTGTACATAATATCATCTACACGACTTCTAAAAGAATCATCATCATATAAGTTATCACTTATTACGCCAGCAATTTCATCAGCAATGTCTAAATTAGGTATTACTTTTTTATCGTCAAACTTGAAATTTGATAAGTCGATAAAGAAATACAAGTTAACATATACGTCGTTGTATCTGTAAAATTCTTTATCATCTCTTGTCCAATGAACGTCAAAAGATAAAACGTTTTTATTATTGGTTATAATGTCGGCCTTTTTTATCTGTTTTCTTAATTGAAATAAAAGTTGATTTTGTTTTTCAGGACTAATGTATACACCATCGTTTACTGGTTCTTTACCATCAACTAATATATGTTCAGAATACGAAAAAGATGAACCAATATACCCCCATATATTATCAAGTATTCTATGGATTCCGTTACTAAAAACCGCAGTTGCATATGACTGGCCCTTTTTAGGTAAAATAACATTTATTGTAAGGTCAAAGGCTCCATCAAATTCTTCGTCTTCCTCAACTTTAATAAATTGATATTCGTAACCATCTTCAAAAAATGATTGACTCATCAATACCTTTTTTGTTATTTTGGAAAGATTAGACATTGTTATTAAGTATTTTTTTAATTACTTTTTCTTTTTGTGATGGATTCAATCTATGTTTATGAGAATTTTTTTCAAACCACCCTCTCACCAAACTTTCAAAATCAGATTTTTCAGTTTTAACTCTTTTATTGAATCCAGCTCTTTGTGCTTCTAATTCATGTTGTTGAGTATAATAATCTTCGGGGTTTTCAGGTTCTTCGTCAGGAAATTCATAACCCTCATCATGTTGTTTTATATGTTCCAATTCGTGACGAACAACTTCATTTAATTCTTGAGTTAGTTCTTCAAGGATAGAATATCCCGCTTTTGGGTTAGATATTATTGTTATAACAATTAAGTCGTCATCGTAGTACAAATCACCATCAACATCAACAGTTTCAACATCATTACTTGTTTGTAGGTCCAAACCAATTGTAAATCCTTCGAATCCTGGGTAAGTGTATACCATATCGTCAACACCCATATCCTCAGGTAATGAAAATTCACCAACTCTTTGGTGTTTAAAAAATTTAACGATATCCTGTACTAATTTTCTAGTAAGTTTATCTAATTCTCCCTCTACTATTAATGATTCGTTCAATTTATCTTCTGATACTTCGTTTATTATTCTAGTACACATAGCCTCTTTATCAACGCCAAAATATTTTAAAAAATTTGATAATTTATCATTCATTACCCACCTAAGATTTGCGTATTCTTGGCTAGTTGTACTGATATTAACATCTTTACCATAAATGTTACCATACATTTTACTCCACGCATCTGAACCATCATTTGTTGGTAGTATGTAGATAGTATATTGAACAAAAGGTTTTTTATCACCAATAGAAATGTATTCCTTAACGCCTGTTAATTTAACCTTAACATTTGTCGGTATTCTATAATCCTCATCATGTGTTGGTTGTAAATAAACCTCAAATGTGTGAGTATCTAAAAATTCGTTAATCCTTTCTATTGGGAAATCTATCATATTCATTAACTATAAATACATCAAAATGGAATTGATAACCCGACTCCATAATTAATTCCATTCATATAGTTAACCCCTAAAGTAAAGTCAGGTCCCCTTTCAACATTTAATAGAATTCTTAGAGGATAAATTTTAACCCAAACATCTGGTTTGAACTCGGTGTTGTCCATAAAATTTTCAAAAAATACTCCACCCATAACAGATACCTTATTGTTACAAGTAAGACTTATTCCTGCACGATTAAGTCTTGACTGAGGAGTTGTGTAAATGTATGGTTGCGGGAATGATGTGGTGATATAACCACCCATATAAAATCCAAGACCACTGTAGTTGTCGTTATATGTCACAACAAGACTATTATCGTTTGGAACATACATCACATCTGAGGTTTGTCCGTACACTACCGAACAAACTAAAATTAAAAATAAAGTAATAGTTGTTTTCATGAGACAAATATACTACTTTTGTGTCAATATAAAAAGAATATTAAAACAAACACATATGAATGAAAAATTAATTACCATGTTGAAACTATCTGCAGAGTCAGATAAAGCAAAAGCATTATTAACTTTAGACCTTTTGGGAAATAAAGGTGTTGGTATCGGTGACCACTCAACTAAAGACTTCTACAACAACGCTGAAGAGGCATTACAAATGTTAGTAGATGCTGAAGACAGATTAGGAGTTATTGAGAAGTATTTTGGTGAAAAATAATTACACTGTAGAGTGTTGGAATAGGTTTAGGTAATGCTGGCCGTGGCATACAAGCCCTCCTGTCTCGGGGGTGAGGACCAAGAAATAGATTGATAATATGGGGTAGACCACCAGCTTGCAATCGTTGTGTTATCAATTGAATCTCCTCGTGGTGGTTCGAATCCATCCTCTACAGCCTCAAGTTATTAACATCCCGTAAATTCGGGATGTTTTTTTTTGACTATTATTTTTTATTTACCTAAAATTATAAAAAACATTAGAACTTATGTCTCGAATAGATGAATTAAAGAAACAGTTCCCTGAACTAAACATGACCATGTTCGATTTATTTAAAAGAATCGACACCTCAAGCAGTTATAAATATTTTCCATTATTATGTAAGGTATTTGGTAAAAGATTTAATATGTTAGACCAATACGAGAACAATAAGGTAAAGAAGGATATTGCAAAATTAGAAATCCATGAAAACTTACTTAGTAGAGGAATTGCTACTGACGGATTAACAGAAAATGAACTGTATTACTTACATTACATTACAGATTATTTCAATAATGATAATTATTTCACAGTGAAAGATTTCATGCGTTATATGGAAAAAAATCAAATTGAAAATAAAGATGTTACATCTTATTCAACGATTGATGATTTAAGGGCAGCAATTACTTTGGCAAGTATTAAGGAATTAACTAAGGAACTTGAGGGTCAGGTAGTTAAAGAATATGAAGATGATAAATGGTTAGTGGTTAGACCTTTAACATTCCAATCGTCTTCTAAGTATGGTGCAACCACAAGATGGTGTACCACTTACCAAAAAGAAAAACAATACTTTGAGAAATATTGGCAATATGGAATCTTGGTTTACTTCATCAATAAAGTAACTGGATACAAATTCGCAGGATATAAATCATTAAGAGATGGTGATGAGTTAAGTTTTTGGAATGCCGAAGACCGTAGAATTGATTATTTAGATGTGGACGCTGACGATTATTTATTCCCTATTGTTAGAAGAATTCTTAGTTCCAATAAAACAAATAAAGAATTGTGTTCAACTGAAATTCAAAACCAAGTTATGTCAGAATGTGGTTATCACGTTAGAAAGATGTCATCTCCTGAACCAGTGAATATAGATATGGGTGAGGATATGGGTGAGGAAATAGGTGAGATGGAAGTTAGTGAACCTCGGTACATGGGTGAACATATGATGGGTTTCGAAGAACAAATACGAGAAGAAATTGACCGTAATGTTGTAAGACAATTAAGGGAGGTTGTAAGAGAACACTATCCTGAGGATTCAATCTCAGAAACAATGCCGATGAGAGCTTAAAATAACAAACCCACCTTTATGGTGGGTTTTTTTATTCTATGCCAAACAAATTTTGAATTTAGAATTTGTTTGGCATCAAACAATTTGTTTGGCACGGATAATCCTTATTAAAATAAAGGTCTTTTGTTCCAATAAATACGAAGGTCTTTGTTAACATCTAACATTTTGAAAAAACTTGAAATGTCTGAATTAACAACATTTATAAAACTACCTTTAGACCAATCAGGGTCTATGTCTAAGAAAAAGGCAACTCTATTAGGGTTTGCCTCACCATATCGTACTTTGTGAACCGTAATCTTTATTGGTTCGTCATCTTCACCAACTAATTCATCATTAATTTTAGGTTCAATAACATCATCAATATAAGTTTGTAAGTATTTTTCAATTTTACCTGAATCCATTGTTAAGAATTTGAAGAAGAAAGACCTAATTGTTTAGAGTATCTTCCAATATTACAAGACCAATATCCTGCGGTTGTTCTGTCTGTTTTTTGAAGACAATTACTACTTTCTTTAACCACTAATTTAGAGTTACCAAAAGTTACTTTCTTAAGTCCTCCTGTTTTACTCTTAGTATATACTGCAAATTTCTTATGTCCTCTTGGAGTTTTGGATTCCATTAAAGTATCTTCTTCAGTCTCGTAAACATAAGGTGCGTCCAAATAGATGTATTGTTTACCAATTTTAACTTTTTTACCCAAATCAGATTCAACCATTAATTTGTCTTTGTAATTTAAATCGATTTTACCCTCATTATAAAGGTCTCTAACTTCATTAACTAAATTAAAGTAACCCTCAGAGTAAACTTTAAAAACATTATTAGTTAATGACATATCATTTTCAATGTGATATTGTAACGCATCGGAAACTTCAACATTCTCTTTTAATATTAAAGATTTGTTTAAATGGTTTTCCAAAGTTTCTTTTATCAATTGTTTTAAACTCATAATATTATGGCTTTAATATTGCTAACGCTTCAGGGTAATCTTTATCTAGTACTTTTTCGTCTTTACCTTCATACGGTATGTTTTGCAAAACATATCTAATAGCATTTAACCCTGAAACTCTTTTATCTTCAGCATCAACAATAACCCATGGGTTATTAACAGATGAAGTTTTATCAAATAATTTTTCTTTAAATTCGGTAAATCTATCCCAAAGGTCTTGCATTTTAGAATCATTAGGTGAGTATTTCCAATATTTTAAAGGTGATTGTTGTCTAATATCAAATCTTCTTTTTTGAGTGTCTTTATCGATTGAAAACCATAGTTTAAATAAATAATCTCCTTCTTTAACTAAATCGTTTTCAAAATCTTCAACATTTTCCATAAAGTCTTCATATTCTTCTACAGACCCATATCCCATTACTGGTTCAATTAAACCTCTATTATACCAACTTCTATCAAATAAGTTAATCATACCTGATTTAATTTGGCTTTTATATCTTCCCCACCAATCTTTTCTATCTTCAGGAGTAGGAACTCCTAATGCAATAACATTATAATATCTTGGGTTTAAATTTTCAACAAACTTTTTAATCGTTGACCCTTTACCCGCAGAATCTCTACCTTCAAATACAATTATAACCGTCTTACCCGTTTTCTTTAACCATTCTTGGAGTTTTAATAACTCAACTTGCATTTCATAAAGTTCTTTTCTAAAAACTTTCTTTGGTATTATTGATGGTTCTTCAAATTCGTAATCTTCGCTTTCAGGTTCTGTACCATAACCGCTACGTTCTCTGTATTTTAAAGAATTTATAATCTTTCCAAGATAGTCAACTACATTTTTTTTCTTATCACCTTTTTTCAACAAGATTTTTCTTAACCCTCTTTCTAATAGTCCGAAATCAATAATTTGATTTTTAGATAAGACAGTAATTTCCATTAACATTTTTTCAATGGATTTATTATAAAGTCTCAAGTACTTTAAAATTTCAACTGTTTTACCTAAATTAATGTTCATTTGAAGATTAGTTTCCTCATCTTCTTTAATAACACCCATTATACTTTGTATTCTTTCTATTTCGGTTAGGAGCCTCATAACACTAATTATATTTTTATTATAAATACTTAAAAGTTAACTCCTAATCCAAAGGTTCCATTATTAACAACAGGGTCGTAGTCTAATTTTATAGTAAAGTTTTTATAATCATGTAACACACCAACTTTCACAGTTGTAAACCTGTCTATATATTTTGGAAAAGTAATATATCCAATATTGTCCTTGCCTCTCCATTTAACGTCTTCTGTCACACTACCAATCATCATATGTACACCTGTTCTTTTAATCCTCTTACCAACACCCACATAGAAACTTCTTTGTTCCACAAAATCATCCACCATTGGGAAATCAACTTGTGTTATATTACCATATGGAAAGAATGTTGAATTATCTCTTTTGAATGTTGAATTGTATTCGGCAATAAAATATGATTTGTTTCCAATAGTAAAGAATCCACCAATTTGTTTATCTGTAGTTGTTTGAATACCAAAACTAATAATTGGTTTTTTACCTCTAATAGTTTCTGTTTTACCGTTATCATATACATACACTCTTGCTGGTTGTCTGTAACCCCAATCATTAATATACCAACTCGATGACCAATGATTAAATCCAAAGACAGGGGCTCCCAACATATTCCAATTATTCCAACCCCAATTATTCCAATATGGGTTATGAATAATAACATTTGGTTGGGTAACATTATTTCTTGGAGGGTCATTTCTCCAACTACTTACTCCATTTCTTTGTGGTGTGAATGGTTGTAACGACGGTTGTACTGATGGTTGTATTGATGGCGTAGACCTTTGTGGCGCTGGTGGATTAGTTCTCCATGATGACGCTTGACCGAAAGTTAACAACGGTAAAATTAGTAGAATTATTAATAGTTTTTTCATGGTGGTCTATTTTAATATGGTTGTTTATTTTAATATAAATACCTTTCAAGTTAATCTTTTATAATATTTATTAATACCAAGATACTATCTAAAAGTTTTTCTAACTTTTTAGATTTAATAAACGGTATTAATTAAAAAAAAATTAGATAAAAGTGAAAAATTTATCAAAGGAAGAGCTATTAAGTAGAATTGAGGCAATTAATAGAAGTAATGCAATAATATATTTTGACCTAAATGGTTTTATTTTAGGGGTTAATCCCATTTTCTTAAAGACCATGGGATATTCGGAGAATGAACATGAAAAAGTTATAGGCCAGCACCATAGTCTTTTTGTTTCACCTGAAGTTGTAAAGTCGGATGATTACAAGGAGTTTTGGAAAAAACTATCAGAGGGAAAGTTCTACGAGGGAGAGTTCGAAAGAATAAAATCAGATGGTAGTATTATTTACCTTCAAGCAACCTATAACCCAATAATTAATGAAGATGGTATAGTTACAAAGATAATGAAAATTGCTACCGATATTACTACAACTGTAATAGCTAAAAATGAAATCGGGGCCGTGGGTAGAAGTAACGCTATCATCTATTTTGATTGTGACGGTTACATACTTGGAGCAAATTCTATTTTTTTAAAGGTAATGGGGTTCGATGAAAAAGATGAAAAAAGAATTATTGGTAAACACCATAGTATTTTTGTAAGTCATGAGTATTCAAAATCGGAGGAATATAAAGAATTTTGGGTAAAACTGAGTAGTGGAAAGTTTTTCGAAGGGGAATTCGAAAGAAGAAAACTAGATGGTTCTCCAATCTTTTTGAAAGCAACCTACAATCCAATACTTAATAACGACGGTATTTGTAAAAAAGTAATGAAAATTGCTAATGATATTACCGAGACTGTTGTTAGTAAGAATAAAATAGATGAACTTTCAAAAAATTTACAAACAGAATTAGATAATTCAAACAAACTTCGTATGTCAATCGAGCTCGAGAAAAACGCAGCGTTAGAGGACTTAGATGCTACAATCAAAAAAAGTCAAAACCAATTGATAGGAACTATTGTTAAATCAGCTCTGTTTGTAATTATGAGTGTTGGATTTATTACCACTATAATGTACTCATTTGCAATACTGTCGAATAAAGATACACAAATAATTGGCTCAACGTGGAGTAATATGTTCAGTGTCTTACTCACAAACGCGTTCTCCATCGTAGGTACGATTATGGGTATCAAATACGCTACCTCAGATGATAAAAAAAATAAATTAGAATAAAGTATTTTTTTTAGAGAAACATACTCTCATCTTACTCCCCATAATTAAAGAATATTTATAGTAATAAAAATAAATTACTATGATACTAAAAGTTGGGTCTAAAGGAGAAGACGTAAAAAAACTCCAACAGAAATTAGGATTAGGTGCCGATGGAATTTTCGGTACAGGAACTGAAGCTGCGGTAAAAAAATGGCAAGCAGCTAACGGATTAACGGCTGATGGAATTGTAGGAGAAGGTACATGGGGTAAAATGTTTCCACAACAACAATTAATTACCGAACCAGCTCCTGTTAAATCATCAACTCCTTCAGGTAGTGGATTTAAATTAGAGAATCTAAAAGGTCACATACCTGATTCAGTAATTGCTCAAATTCCTGATACCGCTAAAAAGTTTAATATAACAACACCATTAAGATTGGCGCACTTTTTAGCTCAGTGTGGACACGAATCAGGTGGTTTCAAAGCAGTACAGGAAAATTTAAACTATTCCGCAACTGGTCTTAAAGGTACTTTTTCAAAATACTTTAAAGAGGCTGGATTGGCAGAATCATACCAAAGAAATCCACAAAAAATTGCAAGTCGAGTTTATGGTGGAAGAATGGGTAATGGTCCTGAGTCTACTGGAGATGGTTATAAATTCCGTGGAAGAGGTTATATCCAATTAACAGGAAAAGAAAATTATACTAACTTTGCAAAATTTATCGGAGAAGATACTGTTGCAAATCCTGACTTAGTTGCAACAAAATATCCTTTAGCTTCAGCAGCATTTTTCTTTGATTCAAATAAACTTTGGTCAATTTGTGACAAAGGTGCTGATACTGTAACAGTAACTGCGGTAACTAAAAGAGTTAACGGTGGTACTATCGGATTACCTGACAGAATTAAACACTTTAACGAATATTACCATTTATTGTCATAATTTTGTAATTATCAAATAAAGTATTACCTTTAAATTAAATTAAAAAAATTATGACCAAAGATAATATTAAACTAGCAATCAAAGATTTTGAATGGGTGATTAAGATTTTAGAATCTTCAGAAGATGAAAGTCATATGAAGACAACTTTAAAATGTTTTTCATTATGGGATTCAAAATATTCAGATTCGGGTCTAACAAGATTAGAATCAGATGTGTTGAATAAGTTAAAGTTGAATTTTTGGTCATTATATAAAGATAAAAATAATAAGATTGGAACCATTAATATTTAATAGCGAATTCATACCAGAGGTACAAATCGCGGTCATTCTTGACGACCATCCTCAATATGGGGAACTTAAACCATTATTTGATGAGTATGGGTATGGATTTATGGTACCAGGTAAAAACTTGATTATAATAGACGGAGAACAGTTTATTGATAACTTTGGAACTGATGTTCTTAAATTTATTGAAGCTCATGAAGTCTCTCATATTATATTGGGTCATGACGGTCCAAGAAATGATGATGAGGAGATGGACGCTGACTTAGGCGCTTATTTATTATTACAAAAAGTTGGTAGACAAGATTCTATTAAAACTCTTTTGAGACACTTTAAAGAAAGGCATGGTGTTGCTTTTGATGAAAAATTATTAGATAGAGTAAAAAATTCATTCTAACGCTATTGAAAAGTGGACTTTTTTAAATATTTTTCATATTTATTTGTACACATCGCTCCTTAAGGAGTGTTCTCATATATCCCTTTCCAAAAGACCCGCGAAATTTATTTTGTCGGGTCTTATTTTTTTACTATATTTGTAGAAATATTTAGAAAAAATGGAACCAGAGAAAGACATATTTGACGAGTGGGCAGATGAGAGGTCTAAAAAACCTTGGATTATACGAAAATTAGAATTTATTCCATTATGGTGGAATCATGAGGGTAGGTATCTACATAAAGAAGTTCGTACAGGAATAAGAAATATTTGGTATTGGTTACCAATTATTTGGAAAGACAGAAATTGGGACTCTCACTACATCTTTGAGATTATGATGCATAAACTCAAAGCTCAATCAAAATATATTGGAGGTAGGGGTATTCATTTACGTGCTGAAAGAGATGCTGAAGTTATGATGACATGTGTCAAATTAATGAAACTTATTCAAGATGATTTTTATAGCTCAGAGTACTCAGATTATCATAAAACAAAACATTGGTTTGAAGATGTACCAGGAAAAGAAGGTTATAGCTCTTGGGAGTCTAAATTACTTGAAGAAAATTTTGATGATTATTTTAAAAAGTACCCTCTAATATATAAGAGGGTATTAAATGGTGAAGGTGTCTTCGGGAGAGAAGGACGTAAAGAGGATAAACAAGTTATTGCCATGAATATTTCACACATTAATCATGACAGAGCGAGAAAATTGTTGTTCAAAATAATGGAAGAAAACATCGAAAGATGGTGGGATTAATAAATTAAAAAATTATGTGGAAAGTTTATGTATTAATGTTCGTTGTAGTTTCAATTATTTCGTACTTTTGGGTTCGAGGAATTGACTACATGAAAGAAAATCATCCTGATTATAAAGGACACGATTTATTTGGGGATTTTGACGAAGAAGATAAAGACAATATATTATGAAAATAACATTCATCAGCGACACGCACAACAAACACAACCACCTTACAAGTAAGGGGATGGGTAACATATTGGGTAGTGGAGACGTATTGGTTCATGCTGGTGATATTACAAGTATGGGTAAACAACACGAAATCCAGAATTTCTTGAATTGGTTTGCTCGCACTGATTTCAAACATAAAATCTTTATTGCTGGTAACCATGATTTTGGTTTCGAGCATGGATTCGAAATCGACCAAGAATTTAAAGATATGGGAGTTATCTATCTTCAAGATAGTGAAGTTACCATTGACGGTGTGAAGTTCTACGGTAGTCCATGGCAACCTGAATTTTACGATTGGGCATTCAACCTACCAAGAGGAGAGAAACTAGCCCAGAAGTGGTCTAAAATCCCTGGTAACACTGATATCCTAATAACTCATGGTCCTGTTTACGGATTATTAGATTATGCTCCTCATGGAGGACATGTTGGATGTGAGGAACTATATAGAAGAGTTTTTGATGTTAAACCAAAGATTCACGTATGTGGTCATATCCACGGAGCTTACGGTCAAAAAAGTATTGAAGGTGTTGAGTTTTTAAATGCCTCAGTTCTTGATGAAAGATACGAACACGCACACAAACCTATCGTTGTTGATTTCAACATCGAGACTAAGGAAGTGGTTTATGCTTAAAGAGTTGTGTGATTGTGGGAAAGTTGCAGTATGGTGCTACATGCCAGGATATTCTTCAGGTAGTAGCCCATACTTTTGTGATGAATGTATTCATCGTGGGTGTGACTGTAATTATCGACATATTGATGTTAATACCTATCATCCCCCGTTAGATAATCCTGAAGTACCTGAAGGTCAAGAAGGTGTTCATTGGAAATGGATTGTAGATGGTAGTATTTGGACATCTATCGACGATAATGGGAGAGAATGGCCTTGCGCAGAATATGATTATGACCCTGATGGGTATGAACGAAAAATAAATCCTCATGAATATGAAAAAAATAGCATTTGAAACAAAAGAAGTCTTAATCTGTGAATGTAACTCAGATGAGCATCAATATTTAATTTATTACAGTGAAGATGAATTTCCAGACGGACAAAAAATTCCAATGGTTTATATTCATCCACATTTAATAACATATAACTCTTTTTGGAAAAGAGTTCTTTATGGAATAAAGTATATCTTTGGATATAAAACAAAATATGGCGCTTGGGATGAGTTTATGGTAAACCCTTCAGATGCCAACAAAATACAAGAAATTGTTAACTACTTAAAGAACGAAAAAAATGACTAAAATTTATTTAGATGATGTAAGAACTCCTGTTGATAAAGATTGGACTATAGTAAGAGACTACGAACAATTTGTATCTAAAATTCAAGACATTGGATTGGAAAACATTGAGCTAATCTCATTAGACCACGATTTAGGAGATACTGCAATGGCGGAATGGCATAAAAATGTTTACCACAACTACACTTTAAACTACGATAACATTTTAGAAAAAACTGGAATGGATTGTGTGAAATGGTTAGTTAACCAATGGTTAGATGGACAACCTGTGGTAGACGTAGTAGTTCATTCCGCAAATGCGGTTGGTAGTGCGAATATGATGGGGTACATTAACAACTATCGACACATTAATCGATTACCTCAAAATTGTGTTAGAGTACAAATCAAACATACAGTATAGAAAAGGTGGAGAAATCCACCTTTTTTGGTATTTATTAATATGGCAATACAAAGTCAATTTTCAAAACTACCAAAAAAACAATTGGTATTCATCGCCGAAAAATTAGTTGATGAGGATTTTCCTATTGGAAACCCTTATGACACTGATTTTGATAGTGCAGAGAAGATTCTAACAGAGGTTGCAAATTATTTTAGTTTGGCAGTAACTCAAGAAGATGTTGAATTCTTTTCGAAATTTTTAGAGATTAATGAGAATATAATTGCGGAACTTTTTGCTAATAATCGTGAACAAATGAGAAACTCTTCTCTAATTGAGCAATTAGTAATCCCTGTCGCAAAAACTTATGACTTACATTACACCACATGGGGTAGTTGTAGTTATACCGAATATAAAGCATCATATTTTGATTCTTACGATAAAGATTGGGTTACAGATTCCGCATCACAACAAAGAAATGATGGTAATTGGGATATGTGGGATGGTCGTGATATACGTGATACAGAATATGAGAACTTTGAGGAATCTGATTCTTCATATAATCATGTATACAACGTAGATGACAAACAAGAAACAATATACAGTGAATCTATTTTAGATAAACTTGTAATTGAAAACACTAAAGACGTTGTTAATTCTCTCGATAGAAATACTTTAATTAAATTAAAATCTATTATCGAATCAAGGCTTAGACTTCTTTAATCTTGCTTCTTGTTTTGAAACCTTCTGAGCCTCTTTAGCCAAATCACCCAAAGTTTTTTTCTTTATTGGTGTGGGTGGGACATAACCTCTCTTATACTTAATTTCAACTTCTACAGGGCCTGCAATTGTAATTTTTGAGTTATATTTCCAAATAGCTATAGTTTCTTCGTCTTCATAGACGTGTTCCCATTTGGTAGGTTTTATCGGTGTTTTTGAATTAACTGGTATTGCCATAACACAAAGATACAAAAAATTATTGACAATGCAAATTTAAAAAATCTTCGTCAAATGATTTTGGTAATGATGTCCCTGTAAGATATACCCATCGTCCACATTTTATCTTTTTAGGTGCGGGATGAACTAAAATACCTCCAATACCATAGTTTAATAATTTTGAACCTGTAGTTCTATCGGAACTTTTAACCTGTATTGGAACCCATTTGTCATTAAACTTAACCATTAAGTCACATTGAAATGTAATGTCAACAAGATTACCATAAGATGAAAATACTCTAATATCTGATTTAGGAATTCCGTTAAATAATAACCAAGAAATAAAATTATCCTCAGCATTATCTCCTCTATCTGTAGTACTCATGATACGGTTTCTCATTTTATTGAAATCGTAATCTGTGTCAGGGCTTTCCGCAGTCCTTAATATGGTAATAATATCTTCATCCGCAAAACTCAAAGTTGGTATCTTTGTTCTAACTATCCTTTTTTGGTCTTCATCAAATTCAGACAAATCATGAATTTCTTCAATAGGTCTTTGTTTAAAGTAGTTGGTAACTTTATCTTTTGGACTACCATTGTTACCTAAGTCACCTTCTTTATCTCTTTTAGCAATTAATTTACTCCAATTAGTATAGTTGGTGTTAATCTTGTTAAGGATAGACCACTCATCTCCTTCAATAAACCCCCAAAAATCTCGTTTAACCAATAGTTTTAATAAATTGGTAACTTCATCTGAGATACTAACTTTTTCATCTCTGTCAGGAAAACTAAATTTTTCACCTGTATCTGTAATATGTCTTTTGAAGAATCTTAAATCACTAACATTTCTATTCATCCATTCTCTCTCAGGTGTACCAATTTTTACTTTATTTAAATCACTTAATAAAAATCTTTTGTTACTTCTAAGGATATCATTATAAGCTTTGGTACCTAAATCCATGATTAAGGATTGCATTTGTTTGTTGAACTGTAGGCTACTTAAAATTGTTGGTTCGTAAAATTCTTTTTTAAATTGTGTTACAGCATCTTTAATTTTAGTGTTAGATAATTTACCTAACACTTTTAATTCTCTACTTAAATCTTGTAGTTTGGAGTTACTACCTGTATAATCACTAAGCATAGCTAAAGTATCATACTTTTCCTCCTGTTCTTTTAATAATGATTTAATAAATCCTCTCATACCATAATAAATACCGAGAATAAATAAAAATCCCCTCTTTTGGAGGGGATTAGTTAATTTTACTCTTCTGTTGAGTCACCTTTTGATTTGTTAATCCATTTGTCTACGGAACCGATTCCGAAAGAACCTAAAACTAACCATAAGAATGCATTAAAAATGAATTCGTTGATTACTAGGTCTTTTCCTAATGAACCTGTAACAATGTCTGCAATTGCAAACCCTGTCATCATAACAAATGCTAAAAAGCCTACAACAGATTTTTCGTTGATTGAATTGTTGTCGTTAAACAACTGTGCAAAGAATTTTTTCATAATATTTGGTAATTTACTTACCAATAAATATCAAAAACTTTACTAATTGACTACAAATTAAAATGGTTCGTCACTTGTTTGTGTTACACCATTATTATTTGTTACAGTTTGTGTTCCTGAACTATCAGTTGTCACCACAGCACCCAACATTAAGTATTTGGTGTTTGCCAACGATGTAAGAGGTCCTCTTGGTGTTGATTGGGTTGTTAGAGTTGAGTTATACACCGCAGTTCCAATTGTCATTCTCATATTAGTCCAATAACCT